AGAACCTCAATACTATTATAACATATGGACTTACATGATGTTGGTAGCTCTAATACCATCCACGACTTTCATAGCCTAACTGTTTATCTTCAGTGTCAGTTACACCTAGTAATGCCTCTATCGCTAATTCGGCTTACTACAATCTAGCATCATATACATGCGGCATTACACTTTGTAACACATACACAATACGTCCATTGTATCTATCATAGCTTAATTATGATAACGCCTATCGTTCTTAGGTTATTACTCTGTGCTATATAAATAGCATAGTCATTTATCCTGCATATATTAAGCATACACAGCAATTCTTTATGGGACTGTTTGGTATAAGTGGGTATATATATATCACACACACGCTCACGTATATCATCTCATCTTATGTCCTCATCTTATCATCTATCTTTACACACTACAACACTCTAATACATGATAAAGTTAGTGAGAGAGGCCGATCTCCGAATGTGTTCAAGCCTCTCCCGCGGAATTTAATCCTTAGATACCCCAGAGTTGTACATCGTCTTCTCCAATGGCTTCCTCTAGTAAGATAAAGGATTTCTTTACCTTAAGTATAGGGGCTTTCCATCTTTGAGTACGACACCAAGACATAAACATCTTAAGCTTAGCTTGACAGCTTCTAATCTTAGCACGCTTACGCCTAGTAGCTCCCGCTGATTGAATGGCTTCTTTAACAAGCTCATCCGCAACAGTCAATGCTACCTGCTCTGTAGTGATCTCATCTAGATCAAAGAACATTAGTTATACCTCCATAATTATTATAACTAAAAATCAACAAATAATATAAAATCAAAAATAACGTAATTACGAATGTAAAAAACCCATTTATGGGGTACGGGTATATATAAAAGGCCAAGCACCAAAATGCCACAATTTTTAAAACCTTTGCATTATTAATATTTTATATATTATATTATACCCATCAGTAATTGATTGATTTCAATTATCACCCTTGAAGGTCTAACAAACAAGTAGAGGGTCAGACGTTGGGTTGCTAGTTCATATAGAAGTCTAGATTGTCCCCGATAACTGATATAAAGTGCTTTAATATAAGTTTGAGTATGGGAGAATATAACTGGCTCAAAAGCGAAATTTAAAGTTAAAATAAAATTTTTTTAAAATTTTCAAACTATCAGGGTTAGGAGTATCTAATATGAAAAAAGAATATGTACTTAAAATAGTTTATGATCCAAAGACTGATGAGATAGAGCATTTATCAGAAGCTTTTGATGAGAATATTAATTTTGTTATTGAGGTTGATGGTTATGATGTACCCATAACAAATGAGATGGGAGAATATATGATGAAATATGTAGATGGTATAGATTTAGGGATAAGCTAATCTAAACCCTGGCGGGTTTAGGGATATAATGAGACACTATATAGTAAATAAGATAGAGCACGTAGTTTTTGATGATGCTGATGAAGTACCTGGAGATATAGACTATCTGTATAACTGGAGGCATGGTCATCTAGGTGACTGGGTTATAGCTGATGATGGGTGTATTATCCAGATTATACGAGAAGGTAAAATGAAAAGGCCTAAAGGGGTTAATAGGGATAAATCCTATATAGGCACATGTACAGGTACTTTTGTAGTTTCAGATAGCACTAAGATGGATACCTCTAAAAGGGAGGATATCTATAGTCTTGGTGGTAGGGAGAGAAACGAAAGAGTTGAAAATAAGGACAATTTATCTAGTAGAGAGCATACTTTTGTCCAGTATTTGGTTTCAGGAATGGATCCACGCAAGGCGTATCTAAAGGCGTTCCCTACGGATGACCCGCACTATGCTGGATTGCGTGCTGGACAATTAGTTAAAACAACAAGGATAAAGACAGCTATGAAAGAAGAATTAAAACCTTATATGGAAGAACTAGGCATAGATGAGACCTATATTTTAAAAAATATAAAAAGTGTAGTTGATTCTGCTCAAAAGGATGATACTAAACTAAAAGCCTTATTTAAGCTAGCTGATATTATGGATATGGAAGATAAGAACAAAACACAGGTTACACAGCTTACTGGAGCAGTTTTTCAAGGATTTTCAGATAAGAAGTTAGCAGAAGCTGAAAGACCAAAGGAAATTACTAATGGATGATATAGATATAAAATATGGACATACTCCAAAGCCAGGGGAGGATTCTACTACAAAAAGAGATGCCGCAATGGCTAATGTTATGAATTATTTAAAAGAAGAAGAAGAAGAAATGGATTTATATAGTGAATCATTAGGAGAGTTTTTAAAGAACAACGATACATCAGCTCTAGCACAGGCAGTATTGGGAGGATTAAAAAGAAGTTCACCTGAGCGATATAGGTCGCTTAAAAAAGTGGAGGAAAGTACAGGTGTGCCTTTTACTTTAGATGAGTATTTGGGAGGATTAGATTTGAATGAAGAGAAGATAATTCCATGGACTGCTGCAACCTTAGAAGAATATGTTACTGGACCTGTTACTAGAATGATAATGGGTATGAGTGAAGAGGAGTATATGATGTGGCATTATAATAATTTTGGTAGAGGTCAAGGTAGAAAAAAAATGATTAGACCGCCAAGAAGAGGTAAATAATGAAAAGAGATAAAGCAGAAGATTTTAATGCGGTAGTAAGTGAACCTTTAAAAATAGCAGGTATGGTAAGAGATCCAAGAACTAGAGAGTCAGGTATAAGGAAGATTATGAATATGATGGAAGCTGCAGATACAGGTAATACTGTTGTTCCTACAGGTCTGCCACCTAGTCAAGTTATGAATTCTTGGATGAGTCAATATGGAGGCTCAGAGATAGATGCTATGAATTGGATGAGAGAGAACAATCTTCCAATTAATGAAGATGAGTGGTACAAGGTAAATGAAGAAGGTAATTATTTTCCTGATTCAGATCCTGATTTTAGACCACCTATGAGTCCAGAAGGAAAATTAATTGTAGACTCTGATATGTATTTTATGACAGCGGATGAAAGAGCTAGATATCAGAATAATATAGAAAATGTAAGGGAGGCCTAAAATGGCGATGACAGAAGAAGAACAAATAATGGGAGCAGAAATTAGGAAAACCTTAATGGATGCATTGATGGGGCCAGGCAGTTGGAAGAATACTAGAACATCTACTGTGTTAGATTCGATAGAAAATAAGTTTGATGAAAATTTTAATCCATGGCAGTATCCTCTTGGAACACATTTCCCAAATAGACCTAAAGTACAAAGTGAAGAAGAACAGATGGATCAATATTATAGTCCAGATGAGAAACGTAGAATGTTTCAAGAATTTTGGAGACGAACAGAAATAGGTAGTGAATTAGGAGGCCCTCCACCACAACAGAGAAATATGGTTCCTATACCTATTTCAAGGCCAGGTGAAGGGGGAAATTATGCTCCTTTACCCCCTGTAAAACCAGGTGAAGAAGGAGAAATGGTTCCTATGCAACAAGGTAAAAGATTTTCTCTGGGGGATCTTATAAGAAGTTTTAGAGAATCAGAAAAAGAATTTTAATAACAAATAAACAAGCCCATTCACGCACAGCCAGTGCTTAGGGCAGGAGGTAAACATGGCAGAGACAAAATTACACAATTATAGTGTACAAGAAAAACTTAATAAAATGGATGTTGATATTATTGATATATCAGCGACACTCTCAGGTGATGGAACATCAGGCGATTTAATGTTTGATACAACTGAGATTGAAAATGCAGTAGCAGTTAATGGTGGTTCAGGAATTCTACAATCAGTTGTTGCGATTGTTACAGATAATGCAACAGATGCATCAGGAGATGGTGCAAATATTACAGGTGCATGGAAGTTAGTTATTACATCAGACTCTACAAGTATAGGTACTGTTAGTGATGCTGTAGGAGCAGATACATCTACAAGAGCAGTATTAGATGGTATTTGTTGTATTGTAAATATGACTTCAGTAACTGACCACGGATATTTTGGTGTATTTAGTAAAGAAAATGTAGGGGCTATTATTAAAGCGGTTTCAGGTTCTAAAAGTTTATATGCTTATGGAATTACTAATTCAACTAATGATTATAATAGTGCTACTATTACTTTAAGACTTGGTATAGTTAAAGATTAATGCTTACGAGTAGATTAGTAACAACATTAGGTGGTGATAAATTTAGAGATGAATACTCTATACATTTTGATGATGATAATGGAGATTTTATATCATTTACTGAAACACTTTTTAGTGTACATGATACAGCTTATTCTTTTTCGTTTTGGTGTAAAAGAGATGCAATTTCTAATTTTGATATAATTTTTGGTAATGATGCTCATGCTAATTATGATTTTATTATTTTTGATACTGATGGGGATAGGCTTATGCTTGAAGGGCTTCAGGATGGCAATACAGCTACAGCAGCTTGTTCAACAGTTGCAAATACATGGTATCATTTTGTAGTTGTTTCAAATGGAGATAATAGTCATTTAATGTATCAAGATGGGGTTGAATTAGATCCTGTTTCTGATGACCTTACTATGAATAGAGACATAAAGTTTGATACTATAGGTGGAAGTTCTGGAAATACATTTAATGGAAATATTTCTGATGTAGCTATATATAATACTGCATTAACTGAGATTCAAGTAAAAGAATTATACAATAGTAGAGAACCTTTTGACCATAAATCAGGGTCAGCTTCTGGAAATTTAATCCACTGGTGGAGAATGGGTGATGGGACAGAAAATGGAGCTGGTACAACAGTTTATGATTTAGTGGGTTCGTTAGATGGAACCATGACTAATATGGATGCTACAGATTATGAAGGGGACGTGCCAAGTTAAAGTTGGGAGAAGATGGCTAACATAAATTCACGAAATGTAAGTAAAGCAGAAGAGGAACTGCAATTAGCTCATAAGGACTTAATTGCGTTTGGTAAGTTGTTTTTACATGAGGATTTTATGAGAAGTGAAACTCCTTTTTTTCATTATGAGGTAGCAGATTCTTTATCTGATTTATCAGTTAGACAATTAGCTGTTATATTACCTAGAGGTCATGGTAAGACAGTATTGACTAAATGTAATATATTGCATGATTTTTGTTTTACAGATGAACCTTTATTCTATGGTTGGGTGGCCGCTTCAAGCAAAATATCAGTACCTAATTTAGATTATATAAAATATCATTTGGAATTTAATGAAAAAATTAAGTATTATTTCGGAGATTTAAAAGGAAGGAAATGGACAGAAGATGACATTGAACTTAAAAACAATTGTAAACTTATTTCTAAGTCCAATCTATCTGGTATTCGTGGTGGGGCTAAGCTTCATAAACGTTATGATCTTATTGTTCTCGATGATTTTGAGGATGAGAATAATACAATTACACCAGAAAGCAGGAGCAAAATATCCAACCTCGTTACTGCTGTCGTCTTTCCTGCACTCGAACCGAAGACAGGAAGATTAAGAATTAATGGAACACCAGTGCATTATGATGCATTTATACAAAAGATTCTTGTTGGGCATGAACAGGCTAAGAAACAAGAAGAGGATTATAGCTGGAAAGTGATAACATACAAAGCCTTACAAGATGATGGAACACCTTTATGGCCTTCGTGGTTTGGTCATAAAGAAATGGCAAGAAAGAAAAAGTTCTACCAAGATAGTGGAACGCCACAGAAATTTTATCAAGAATATATGATGGAGGTACAAAGTGAAGAAGATGCAATATTTACTAGGGATCATATCAAATTTTGGGACGGGCAGTTTACGACTGATCAAGAAACTGGTCTCACTTTTGTTATACCCGATGGAGATGATCCGAAACCGTGTTCAATCTATGTGGGTGTCGATCCCGCTACAGATTCTGCTCGCAGGGATTCTGATTTCAGCGTTATATTGGCTCTTGCGGTAACGCCAGATAACAATATATATATACTGGATTATGTAAGAAATAGATCTTTACCAGTACTAGGAATTCCAGGTATGGATAAAAAAGGTATAGTTGATTATATATTTGATTATGCTAACTTTTACAAACCAGTATTATTTACTATCGAGGATACGACTATGAGTAGACCAGTGTTTCAAGCTATTCGTGCTGAAATGAGAAGAAGGAATCAATTTAATGTTCCTTTCAAAGAAGAGAAACCAGGTACTCGTATGTCTAAAAGAGATAGAATACAAGAAATACTTGCTCAAAGATTTTCTGTTGGGCAGATACATATAAAGAAAGAGCATTATGATTTGCATAGAGAGATATCAACTTTTGGTCCTAGAATGGCTCATGATGATACTATTGATGCATTAGCATATGCTTGTAAATATGCCTATCCACCCCAAGGTATGAAAGAGAATAAAGATGGGTGGCATAAAAATAAACCTCAAGCTAAAAGCTGGGTAACAGCGTAGGAGAACAAATGCCTTATTTTGGAAAAAGAAGTAGAACTAATTTAGCAACCTGTGATGAAAGGTTAAGAAAAGTTTTTAATGAAGTAATAAAACATGTTGACTGTTCAGTAATAGAGGGCAATAGAAATGAAGCAAGACAAAATAAACTTTATGCAGAAGGTAAAACAAAAGTTATGTTCCCCAATGGTCGTCATAATCATAATCCTAGCAGGGCTGTCGATGTGGTTCCTTATCCTATTGATTGGTCTGATAGAGAACGTTTCCACCTCTTCGCTGGTTTTGTTTTAGGAACAGCTAGATCAATGGGTATAAACCTTCGTTGGGGAGGGGATTGGAATCAAAACTTTGAAGTAGATGATAATAATTTTGATGACTTTCCTCATTTTGAAATTAAGGAGTAATAATGGCTAAAAAAAATAAAGCACATGAAATTAGACAGTTATATGATTTAGCAAATAACTGGAGTAGAAAACAATGGGAAAATGTTAATCAGAAAGGGTATGATTTTGCTCATGATGAACAATTGACTAGTATTGAAAAAAATTCTCTTGAAGAACAAGGGATGCCTACTTTTACAATAAATAGAATTCTTCCTGTTGTTGAAATGCTTAATTTTTATGCTACTGCAAATAGTCCTAGATGGCAAGCAGTTGGAACAGAAGGTAGCGATACAGATGTTGCAGCAGCAATATCAGACTTATCAGACTATATATGGAATGGTTCTAATGGTTCTACTTTATATACAAATGCTATTAATGACTCTGTTACAAAGGGTGTAGGATATTTACTTGTTACTGTAGATAAGGATGCTGATAATGGAATGGGTGAAGTTGTAATTCAACAACCTGAACCGTTTGATATTTATGTAGATCCTAAATCTAGAGATATGTTGTTTAAAGATGCTGCATTTATAATGATAAGAAAAGTACTTCCTAAAAACCATTTAATCAAATTATTTCCAGGTCAAAAAAGAAAGATAAATGCTTCTAGTAGTAATGAACAGCAGCAAAGGTCTTATAGTGGAAGATTTATGGGAGATGATGACCAGAAGTTATTTTCTTATAATGATGCTACTGAACAATCTGGTGTAGGAATAACAGCTTCTGGGGAAAATGATCAGTTAGCAGAATACTTTGAACTTTATGAAAAAGTCAAAATATCTTATGTTAATGTTTTCTATAGAATACCACCAGATGAGGAAAAATTAAAAGCTATTAAAGAACAATGTGATGTTATGCTACAAGAGCAACAAGCTGAAATGGAAGTTCAATTATTAGAACAGCAAAACCAAATGCAAGAAGCTGTTCAAAAGGGCGAGATGTTACCACAAAGGTTTGAACTTGAAATGAAAAAAGCTACAGAAATGATGGAGCAACAATTACAGACTTTTTATCAAGAATGTATGAGTCAATTACAAGCTGAAGCATCTAAAATTGAAAATACTGTTATTTCTGAAAAAGAATTTAAAGCAATATCTCAAGATAAAGAGTTTGCTAAAAATGTGGTTGATGCAGTACAATTTTATAGCACAAGAATAAAACAAACTTGTGTAGTAGGAGATAAAGTTTTATATGAATATGTATTACCAGAATCTGTAGTAGAATATCCAGTAATACCTTTCCATTTTAAATGGACTGGAACTCCATTTCCAATAAGTGCTGTTTCACCTCTTATAGGCAAACAGCAAGAAATAAATAAAGCTCATCAAATTATGGTGCATAATGCTTCATTAGGTTCGTCTTTAAGATGGATGTATGAAGAAGGTTCTATAGATGCAGAGACTTGGGAAAAATACTCAAGTGCTCCTGGAGCGTTACTTCCTATTAGACCAGGAGTAACTCCTCCCACACCTGTTCAACCTGCTCCATTATCAAGTGCATTCTTCCAGATAGTACAACAAGGCAAAAGTGATATGGAGTACTTAGCTGGAATATATAGTTCTATGATGGGTGATCAATCTGGTGCTGCTGAAACATATAGAGGTATGTTAGCATTAGATGAATATGGAACACGAAGAATTAAACAATGGATGAATACTTCAATAGAACCAGCTTTGAAGCAGTTAGGTCAAATTGTTATTCAGTTTGCTCAAGCAACTTATACAGCAAATAAAAGATTTAGAATAATTCAACCTAGCGCCATCCAAGAAGGTAAAGATCAAGAAATTAATATTCCTGTTTATAATGATTTAGGAGAAGCTATTGGTAAGTCTATGGATATAGCTGCTCAAAAGTATGACATCAGAATTATATCTGGTTCTACTTTACCAATAAATAGATGGGCGTATTTAGAAGAATTAAAACAGTTAATGCAAATGGGAGTTGTTGATGATGTAGCAGTTCTTGCTGAAACAGATATCAGGAACAAAGATAAGATTGTTCAACGTAAATCTCTTTATGCTCAATTGCAAGGCCAAGTTCAACAGTTATCTGAAGTATTAAAAGATAAAGAAGGAACCATTGAAACTCTTGAAAGACAACTTGTTCAGGCAGGTATAAAACAAAAAGTTATGCAAGCTGATGTTGAAATCAATAAACAAAAAGAACAGATAAAAACTGGGATGAAAGAAGAGTTGATTCAAACAGAAGGTGAACAAAAGTTATTAAGAGGTCTTATGGGTGGTAATGCGAACCTTCAAAAGGCTAGAATGGGCGATGTAGTTCAAAACTTTAAAAAAGATTTGGAAAATACAACTGAAAATTAATAAACTATAACTAGTAAAAAAGGAGAAATCATGGAAGAAACTAAAGGTAACCCTGAAATTGGTATGCAAGGTGACTCGCTTGAAGAAGCTGGGTCAGTCCAAGAAGCAACCGATTCAGGCTCCAGTGCTTTTTTTAATGATCTTGAAAACCAAGTAAATGGTGGTATAGTAGACGCTGAGGCAACCCAAAGTCAATCAAGTGGCCCCGAACAGGTAACCCACGCTAATTATGACAATGGCTCCAATAGAGTGGCTGAACAGTCCAATGACGGCACGGACTGGCAAAAACGATATACAGATAGTAGTCGAGAGGCCGTTAAGTGGAGAGATCAGTACAAACAAGTTGAACAATTTGTACCTGTTCTCAATGCTATGAAAAAAGATAGCGGACTTGTAGAACATGTTCGTAATTATTTCAAAGAAGGTGGAGCACCAGCAAAATCTCTTCAAGAGAAATTAGGGCTTGATGAAGATTTTGTGTTTGATCAACAAGAAGCAATGACAGACCCTGAATCTGATAGTGCTAAATTAATGAATGCTCATGTAGATACATTAGTTAGTCAAAGAGTCGGGCAAATTGCTCAATCTGAGCGACAAAGATCCATGCAAATGTATCAAGCTCAGAAATTGCAAAAAGATGAAATAGATTTTAAAGCTAAACATGGAATGACTGATGAGCAATATGCTGCTTTTAAAGAGCAAGCTTCAAAGCATACTATGACTTTAGATGATGTTCATTATTTGTTAAATAAGAATCAAACAGCTCAAAATGTTGCTACAAATACGAAGCAAGAGATGCTTTCTCAAATGAAAAATGTACGAAATATGCCTACATCTGCTAGTGGAGCTAATAGTCAAGGCGGAATAACGAGTGAAGACAGAGGTGTCTTTGATTCAATTCTCGGCAATGATAATAGCGTAGATAACTTGTTTGGGTAGATAAATTTTTAATCTGTCCAAGCTTAATTTTTAATCTTTTAAGGAGATAAGATGGCAGATAGCAATACTATAGGCGGTAATAGCCTATATAGTGGAGGCGGTCTTAATACTTTAGATGGTTCTGCGAGTGGTAACGCCACGTTAGATACTGGTGCGTTACGTAGAAAGTATAACTTTGGTGATTATGTATCAGAGTTAGCTTTATCACAAGATCCATTCTTTAGATTTTTAAGTATGGTTTCCAAAAAACCAACAGATGATCCTGCATTCAAATTTACTGAAAAGCGATCATCTTATACAAAACGATATGCATATATGGCTGATTTTAGTACTGCAGCTATAACAGAGCCTGCAACAGATCCAGCAACAACTGGAACTCCTGCAGCTGGAAATGTATATAGTTTTGGATTTTTTACCGATTATAATAATGACGGTAACATGCAGAATGTATATGGTCAAGTAGTTGATTATGCGGAAGGTATTGATGGAACTCAACCAAAGTTCTTTATACCTGGTCAAATAATCAAAATACCTCATGCTTCTAGTGAAGCTAATGCAGATGCTGGTACAGTTTCAGGATATACATTATGGAAAGTTAATAGTGTAGATCTTGATACTCAAGGTGAAAGCGGAACACCTAGTGCAACAGTTAATAAAGCGATCGTTAATGCAACTTGTGTTAAAGGTTCTGGATCAGCTGTATTCTTTACAGACGCAACTGCTGGCACTGATGTAACAGATGAATCTGGTGCTGGATTAGCATATGATTCTTCTACATATACAACAACAACAAAGTCTACAGAGTTTATGGAAAACTTTAAATGCTATGTTGTAGGTTCAGCTTTTGGCGCAGGTACTGGTTATCCAGAAACTTGGGCAGACCAACCATATTCTACAAACTATGGTCAAACTCAGATTTTCAAAACTTCAGCAGTTATGAATAATACTGATAGAGCTACAGTTTTAAAATATGAAGGTAACGAATGGGCTCGAATCTGGAAAGAAAAACTAATTGAACATAAATGGGATATTGAAAACGCATTATTGTTTGGTTCATATAGTTCTACTTATGGAACAACAGAAGGTGCGGTTAACTTTATTTCAACATATGGTAATAAGTTTAGCTTAACACATGCTACTAAAACACAAGACTCTTTCTTAGATGACTTGTCAGCAATGCTAGATCCTAGATATAATAATGCTGGTTCAACTGTATTTTTCTGTGATACAGCAACATACAATTGGCTACATAAATTATCTGGTTACTTTGCTAACAATATTGAAATTTCGCCTAACTACAGAGCAGATTTCTCAATATCAGGTAAGAAAAAAGTGTTTGGCATAGATATAACAACTATATCAACTGTATATGGTGATATGAATGTAGCACGAAATGTGCACTTAGATGGTACTAATGTTAAAATGATTGGTATTAACATGAAATACTGTGCATACAGACCATTAGTTGGTAATGGTATTAACAGAGATACTTCAGTCTACGTAGGAGTTCAGACATTAGAGAACTCAGGAGTCGATCGTAGAGTAGATCAAATCTTAACTGAAGCTGGCATGGAGTGGTGTTGTCCTGAGACTCACGCTCTGTGGACATAAGGAGGATATGAATAATGGCAAATCCTTTATATGGACAAAATAAAGCTGATGATGCTATAGATGTAGGGTCTTGTGTTTTTGTAAACTCAAGCGTTACATTAAAATCATCTGATGCTGGTGGTACAATCATTATGGGTGATGGCGCTGCAAAAACCATTAAACTTCCTAGTGATGTAAAAAACGGTATGACGTTTGATTTCGCTTACATAGCTGGTGCTGCTGAAGCTCATGATATTACTATAGATACTCAATCTGATGATAGATATTTTGTAGGTGGATTAAGTATCTTAGATACTGATGCAACTACAGATGGAGCAGAAGCGTTAGTTCCTATCTTACCTGATGGGAATAGTAACTCTGTTGTAGCATTAAAAACGGTTGATAATGGAACATGGTTTAGACTTGTATGTTATAACAATCTTTGGTATACATATGGTCAAATATGTTCTGCAACAGCAACAGCAGTAGTTTATGCTGATCAATCGTAAGGAGGTAACTAATGGCTAAACTAGGTTCAAGAGCTAGTTATGGCGGTACTGTAGTTGAAGAAATTACAGCTGCAAAGACATTGGATCCTTCTGATTCTGGAAAAGTATTTACAATAAATGCTGCTTCAGCTTACACTATATCTCTGCCTAAAGCAGCAGATGCTGGTGTTGGTTGGAATTGTAAGTTTATTGTAACTACTGGTGGTAGTTCAGATGTTACTATTGCTCCAGATTCTAGTGAAGATACTTTAATAGGTATGATTGTGTCAGCCGATGGTGCTGCTGCAGAATCTGCTGAAAGTGGAGTAGATGAGCTTAAATTCTTAGCGGCTTGTGAGCCAGGAGAATGGGCTGAGCTAATCTGCGATGGGAGTAACTTCTACGTTTCTGGACAGGAACATGATGCGAACCATATGTCACTGACATAACAATAAATAAATAATGACTCGCCCTCCTGATAGTGTGTTCTCTCAGGGGGGTGGGTTAAACTAAAGGAAATAAATGAATTTTGATGATCAAGTAAGGATGTTAACTGGAATAACTATTAGTAGTTCTGGTACTGTTCCGACTGAAACTCAATTAACACAGATGTTAACTGACGGAGTTATTGATGTTACACAAAAACATCTCGCTATGAAACCTCAAGATGCATCATTATTTGCTAGATTAACAGATCCTTCTGATAGTCAGGGTGGATTAGGAGCTAATATAGGTAAGTTAATTTCTGTTGTAAGAGAGTCTGGAACTAATGATGATTGGAGGGGTTGTAGAGAAATAACTTTAGATGTTCAGTCAAGAGTTGAAGATGCAAGTAGTATACATTATGCGTCTAAATTTAATCCAGCCTTTTTAAGAGCTGGTGATGGGGCTGTTTCAGTTTATCCAGAACCTTCATCAGGCGGAGCAGATTCTTATAAGATTTATTATGTAAATGAAACTCCTGTTAATAGTAGCGATTCTACTTTAGCATATAATCATAATGATCTTAATTATTTCCCTAAAGATAAAGTATATTTAGTAGTATTATTTGCTTCAATAAGATCATTAGAAGCTGCAATTGCTAATACAAGTGGCGCTAATAGTGATATAACTGCAGCTTTAGGTGCAATTAAGACTAATATTGATCTTGCTGTTGCTGAAGTTTTGTTAGCGAAGTATGAAGCAGCAGAAATTGCAGCACAGGTTGATTCTGCTAGTGGTAGTAGTGATTTTCCTGCAGCATTTACTGGAATGAGAAATGCTATAAATAACTTTAGAGCAAATGAAAGTGCAGATGGTCCTGCTTTATTTGGTGATGAAACTCAATATAAATCAGGTATAGGGTTGGCTCATGTACAAGATGCATTAGAATTAGCTAGAGATGCTATTGATACTGGTTTTGAAACAGATGAAGATTCTGGATCTGGTGATGATGCTAAACCTAAAAGTGTTGGATTTTGGTTGAATGATGAAGATACTGAAATGGTAGCGGCTACTTTACAAACTGCTCAAACAGAGATTCAAAGAGCTCAAGCTCATTTAGCTGAATGGAACGCTGTAGCACAAACCTTATCTTCTGAGATAGCTGGATGGAGCGCAGAAGTTCAAGCTAGAGCTGGATTTACATCTGCTAAAACTCAAGCTGTTCAAGCATATGTTAGTACAGCGCAATCTTATTTACAATCAGCTCAAACTTATACTGCAGAAGCGCAAGCTAGAAGACAAGAATTAGCTGCTCAATTTCAACAACAAAGCCAATTAATACAAAATTTTAGACAACAATATGCTGAAGCTTTTATGATTGAAGCTCCAAAACAGCAGCCAGCAGGAGGCAGATAATGACAGTACAAGAAATAATGGAAAGAGCAGGTATAAATCAAACTGGTAGAGCTATAGTATATATAAAAGAGGCTTTACAGGAGATTGCAACAGAGCATGAAACACACACAAAAATTGATCGTATTGATATAGTTTCTGGACAAAGATTTTATGAGTTTCCTAACAATGCAGCTAAAATATTAGATATACGATGTAAAAATCACGAAAATGGAAGTGGAGAATATAGAAGTATACCAAGATCTATTTCTGAACCATATACAAAGGATTCTGATGGCGTTTAAAAAATATGCATATTATAATAAAGGTAATAAGTTTTCAATAGTTGAGTCTGAGATGAGTGGTGGTAGTGGTAATCTTGCTGTTGCTCATTGTACTTTAAGTGGATATAGTACAAAGGATACTTGTGAAGCAGCTGGAGGGCAATGGATTCCTAGTTCTAGTGCTAGTAGCTCTGGAATTTGGGAAAAATATATAAGTCCTAAAGAATCTGTAGCAGATGGTATAGAAATAGAGTATTCATATGCTCCAACTTTTAATATTCAGTCTACAGGAACAGAAGGAAGTGATTTTCATAGGTTTTTAGGTTGGGGTTCAGATGGAACTAATTTATTATTGTTTACATTTTCAGGAGCTTCATCTGTAGTTGACTTATCGTCTTTATTTGCTGCTGATGATTGGATATATATAGAAGGTTCTGGAAGATGGTCTGGACTTCATCAAGTAAAATCTACTGGAAGCGCTTCTGGAGTATTAACATTAAAAACTAGATGCAATTTAAAACCTTCACATATAAGTGTGGTTGGAACATTTGAAGCAGACGATGAAACTTTTATAGGAGATAATGCAGCAGCTATAGTTGATATAGAAACATTTAAAGATGTTATAAATTCAAATAGAGTTTCACCTTACATATTTATAGATCTTGCAGCTAATGGTAATAATCATGGGTTATTTTCTTTAACAACTAATGAAACCTCAGGTAAGATAACTTTAAATAAAAAATTTAGTATAGATAGTGATGGAGATTATACTGAAACTGCCGCTGCTTGTGCAGATAGTGGGAATGATACTGTAAGTATATATAATGTTTTTCAAGAGAATATATCTGTTTATGAGAGTGTTGAAGTATTAGAAGATGAATCATTTAAACTTGATTTATCAGATTATCAAGCGCAAGCTGTAGTTTATTATGTAAAAGCTAAAATAGCTGAAGATTTAAGAGATGTTGAGGGCAGAGAATACTTTATGAGATTATTTAGAAAACAAATTGAAAAGGCTTCAAGTTCTAGAAAGAGAGGCCCTTATATGGTTCAAGGGTATTCTGGAATGAGAAACTACTAGGAGATTAAATGGCGAATAGCGCAAGTATAAAATTATCTATAACTTTATTACCTGATGAAATAGCTAAGACATTTAGTAATTTAAGTGTTTCATATACACCAGCGAACGCTACTGAAGGTTGGTATTATCAATTAACTGATATTACAACGACTTCTACTGATTTAATAGCAGCTAAATCTTTTATTCAAAAAGGTAGCTCTGCTACTCAAGGTGGTGTAGATGTTGGTAGTAGCATTGATAGCGTAGCCCCTGCTAGTGATAATGTAAAATTTTTATTTATTAGACATATGAGTGTTCAAGGTGACGGAACAGCAAATACTGCTGATAGTATATATTTGTGTCTAGATGCTGATACAGCAGCTTATAATTTATCAGACACTATAGAAATAGGGCCTGGAGAATGTTGGTTTGCAAAATTGAATGCTCCTATTGCTGGAATACATGCTATTTCTGACCAAAAAGATAGGGGAGCTAGTTCTCCTCAAGGAGATATACAGGCACAAGTATATGCAATAATTGATGATATATAATAAAGAGAGGAATATACTATGGATAAAGGTGTTGTTAAGAGAGTAATTGTTACTCCAGACAAACACTTTCCATTACATGATCAGAAGGCTATTAATTGCCTGAAGAAAACTATAGAAATAGTTAAACCAGATGCTTATATAGATTTGGGAGATGTTGGAGAGTGGGAAGGTTTTTCAGCTTGGAAATTTAAAAGGAGGAAAGCACCACCACTAGAATATTTAATAAAAGATTTTGATAAGGACATAAAGGATGTTAACGATGGAATGGACCAAATTGATGAGTCCCTGGATAAAGCGGGTTGTAAAGAGAAGTATATTACTGAGGGTAATCATGATAATTGGCTTAATATGGCAGTTGAAAAGTACCCCTATATACCTCATTATAGATTTGCTAATGCTGTTAATCTTAGTGATCGCGGCTACAAATACTATCAATTCGGGAAGCATCTTAAAATGGGAAAACTTTACTTCTATCATGGGCATCAATATGGTGGTCAATACCATACTGCTAACCACATTAGGAAGTTAGGATGCAACGTAATGTACGGACATTGGCACGATTTACAGCAAATGAGCGCAACTCATATGGATGGACCAAAAAGTGCATGGAGTATAGGTTGCTTAAAGGATATGGGACCAAAATCAAATGAGTGGCTTGCTAATAGAAGAATTAACTGGGCTCATGCTTTTGCCATCGTTGATTTTTACGCTAGAGGGTTGTTTACGGTACATATTATCCAAATTATTAACGGAAAAACCTCATTATGGGGAGAATTGATAGAAGGGTGATGGATGGACATACTTACAATATTGGAACAATTTGGAATACCAGTAGCGGTAGCGATGGCGTTCGGGTTTTTTATTTGGAGACAAAACAAGTTCATCCAATCTACTCTTATGACAGAGCTAGACCAAGACTTCAAGAGGTTGGAAGGTATTATTATTAAGTTGATAGATCAGCAAAAAATGGTACAAATGGAACAAAAGAAGTTAAATGGTATATTTAAAGCACAGGTAGAAATAATGGCTAGATTAAGTGGAAATGGGTTGAAGGATAAATTTTTAAGGATAATGGAAAAGAATAATGAGTGAAGCTAGTAAATATGTATGGGATTATTTTAAAGATGTTGATACTAGCATTCTTGAAGAAGAATTAGCTAAAGATACTCCTGAAGTCAGTTCTATTAGACCTTCTGAATCAGGTAATATAATGAGAAAAGATACTCATAGATTGTTTCCGTCAAAAGTACAAGGTCGTTTTGCTAATTGGAACGAAGGTTTAGATTTTAATGTCCCTAGATATGATGTTTTATATAGCCCTACTGATGGGCCTTATGTTAGTGCTGAAGCTACACCTATAAAAGGATTTATGAAAGCTCCTGAGATGATTAGAGGAAAAGATCCTCAATTGGAATGGTTTAGTGAATTTTATCCTGATTTTATGCAAGATTTTGCTAAGAAGTATGTAAGCGGAACTGTAACTAAAGATGATAGACGTGAGAGAAAGCGTTTATTGGAAGAGTATGAAGAATATAAAGATAAATTCGCTCAAATACCTTTTGCTTCTACAAAACATGGCACTAAAGCGGGCACTTATTATGATTTAGAACAGCCAGATTCTGAAGAGCTTGTAAATATATTAGATTCTATAGCGCCTACTTTAGATTCTTTATTGGCAGAATTAAGTTTAAAGGATCAGAATGATGACGCTAGTCATGGTCATACTCACCTTGAAAAAAAACACGGACCTATGTTTGGCCTTCCTACTGATAGCTTATATAGCAAAGAAATTAGAAATAAGTTATTAGATGAGGGTATACATTTTCAAGGAATAGACCCTTTTAGACAAAGGACTCTTTTTGGGGATACTGGAGCTATAGGAGGATTTTATGAGCGTGTGGAAGATACAAAAGATACTTTAAATCTTCCTTTATTTCCAGATACAAGAGAAACATTAGATGTATTTATACATGAATTACTTCATTCTCCAGCAGGAGTATCTCATTTCTCTGGCCAGGAACATTCAATGGATTATGATAGAGAAGTAGATTACGCAATCCAACAGTTATATAAACAAAATCCTAAAGGATATAGATATTTAGAAAATATGATGAATGAATGGACAGAAGGTGGTACGAGAGGATTTGATTGGTATTTACCACGTGATACGACACATACTGAAGCTGAGTTTATAAAAGATGAAGTTGATTTTTTAAGAGGAGAACAATTAGGTGCAGCTCAAGAATATTGGCATAATTTGGATAATATTCCGTATGATAAAGGTACTGAAGAGTATGAAGAAGAAAGTCGAAGATTAAAAGAAATTAGAGATAAAAGGCTAATTGAACTTGAATTAAGAGGCCGTAAATTCGGATTTAAAGAAGAAGATAAGGCCGAAGAAAATAAAACAATGAAATTAATAAGAAGTTGGTTTGAATAGGAGTTATAATGATTGATAAGAAGATTTCACTAGGAACAATATTAACAGGAGCTACTATAATAGGTACCTTTATATTTACTCAAGGCTCAACAACTACAAAAATAGATAGTGTTGAAAAAGAACAAACTAAAGTTGTTAAAAGAGTAGATAATAATTCTAGTGCTATAGTTAATTTAAAAATAGGGCAAGCAAAGATTGAAACTAAATTAGATGATAGATTTAATAGATTAGAAGAATTAATAATGGATATAGAGTAATAAAATGGCTATTAGAAAAGAATTAATGGAAAGAGATGGTCATCTATATGAAGTTGAGATAATAGATGAAAATACTATTGGTAGTGTTAAGCATATATCTGGTCAATATAATGATTTGCCACCTGCTGGTGATGTAACTTATAAAGAAGATACAAGTTCTAATATTAATAAAAATATATCTACTAGGTATGGTGGTGCAACTTCATATATTCCCTATGATCAATATGGAAATAAAATAGTTGACTTACCATCAGAAGAAGAGTTAAAAAAATTAAAAGAAGCACAACAAGGTTTCTTAGATACCTTTGAAAATGAAGATGAACGTTATAAATATATTGGTGAATCTCCTGAAAGCGAATCTCTTCAACACACTTTTAAGTGGCAATATGAACAAGAACTTATGAAAGTTTTAGGCGATGATTTTAAAGGTATTAGTGATGAAGCTTGGAAGCTTACTCCAATATATAATGTGTTAGATTCATTGAAAAATGATGCGTATCGGTTTGGTTGGGAATTTGATCCAACTCATACAGGAAGCAGAGCTGCTTTAAGAAAGACTATACCAGAATCACTTCAAGAAGTGACAGGGGCTGCAGCTTATACTTTTGATAACGTGCTTGCTGATTGGCTTGTTCAAAATCCTTTAAGTATTCTTTTTGGAGACAAATATGGAGAGCCTGTAGTCTATGGTCCAATGGGAAATGCGGAAGAAGTATGGGAGGAGAGATCAGAAGATTGGGCTGGAGGTCTTTCATTACTTCATGGATTAACTACTGATGCAATACTTGAAACTGGAGCAAATGAAGTCCTTTATGATCTTATTCCAGCTCTGCAGAGGACGGTACTTATAAGAACTGGGAAGGATGAATCATTAGGACAAACATTACGAATTCTTGGTGTTGAATTAGCTCATGTAGCTCAATTACAAGGTAAAGAATTTGATCTTGATGAATTTCTTGATCAAGGGTATCAGTATTATGCTACTAAAGGATATGGGGGAGGAGAGGCTATTGGTGATGAATTACCTTCAGGCTCTATGAGTCAAATACAGGGATATACTGGTTTAAAAGGTGCATTAGATGTTTTGGGTGAAGAAGGCCCTTTTCATGGTCATTCTAAATTTTATACAGACACCACATTAAAACATCCTGAATATTGGGCAGAAAGAGGGGATATAGGATATAGTGATTTTCATGGATATGGTATTCAGCAGCCAATTATAGATGACCTTATGGAATCTATGTTTCTAACTTTTAAAAGAGACTATCAAAGTGGTGCGCTTGATTTTAATGAGTATAAACAGATAATTGAGAATCTTAGAGAGAGTACTACTTATGGTACAGATATGATTAATCGATATGATACATATATTTTGGATGAAGAATGATAATTCCTAAAATGTTAATAAATCAAGTTGCTAACTCTCTAACTAAACACTTTAAGTTAGATAAGATTATGAGTTATGTTTTTGATGATAATGAGTTAGATGAAAAAGTAAAGAATTTGGAGGAGCGCCTTAATTTATTAGAAAAAGTGTCTCATCCACCTAAAGAATTTAAGTGTAATTATAAAAAAGGAGAAAAATAATGGCAACTTTGACAACAACAGTTACTGAAAGTGTTGTTTTAAATGGTTCAAATCAAGGTAGCTCAAATACATTAAGTATTACTGGAATAAATGATGTCTATAAAAGAATTGTTTCTTGCCCAGCTAGTGCAACTACAACAGTTTTAACTTTTAATGATGCAGTAACTGGTGCTGCAGGAGCTGTAGATGCACAACTTAGCAAATATATTAGGGTAACAAATCTTGATAGCACTAATCCTGTTGAGTTAGCTGTGGTAGGTGCAGCAACATTGTATCAAGTTACGTTAGCTGCTGGTCATAGTCATGTACTTGGAAGTGCTGACGATTTAATGTTAGCTCAAGCTGATACAAGTCCAAGTTTTGGAACTATGGCTGATATAGTAACGCTACAGGTTAATCCTGCTGGCAATGCTGTTTCTGTAGAACTGTTTATAGCAAGTGCATAATAAAGGAGGTTAAATGGCTTATAAAAATCCAAGAAAACCGAGTAAACCTAAAAAAACAAAACCTAAAAAAAGGAGAAAATACTAATGTCTGGATTTGGTAAAATAGTCGCTGGATATATATTCAATGACGAAATGAAAGAGAAAATGATAAAAAGAATGAATGAGAATGTAGATATTCCATTTATTTCTGAAAAAACTGAAGCTAAAATCTTAGATGCTATTTGGGATAGTGTTGAAGATGTAGTTAAAGAAGCTTTAATAAAAGACTAGGAGATTAGTTGAGGGAGGTGTATTCCTCTTGCGTTGTTATACTGGTTTATCATGACGATCCTCTCTCAACTAAATTGCTATGCCAAAACAAATATTTAAAATAGATTCTTTTGTAGGTGGTCTTAATACTGCTACTGATAAGCAAGCAATTGAAGATGTAGAACTCGCATTATCTGATGGTGTTGAAACATTTGATAAGGGGCGAATAAATCTTATTGGTCAGTTTGAAGAGCAAACTTATGAAAATCCTATTTCTGGTGAGGGAATAAAGGATTTTGATTGTTATCCTGGTACTGGACTTTTTCAGTTTAAATCAGATAAAGTAAATGGACATATTCACTATGAATTTCAGCATGGGGAGGTTGAGGCTATTATTCCAGTATCGGATACAAACCCGATAGCAATGGTAACTGTACGTTTTGAAAACCCTCAAGATATAATAATACCAGCAAATGCTTTTAAAGATTGTGAAATTTTTGTGAGAGACCATCCTTATTTAACAGGACAATTTAATGAAGGGCGTATATTTGGAAGTAAAATACTTTCTAGCTCACAATCTTTAGGGACACTTATAAACATGGAGATTACATCTGAAGATTATGAAGTTTCATTAGACGGAAGTGTAGGTGGTAATGGAGAAGTGAATGTACTTTGGACAGGAAATCGTGTTTCTTTTTCAGCTAAAAATGAAGAAGTTGAGTATTTTGCAAAGAGTTCTTTTCATCCATTTATCAGATCAGGTGTTCAATTGTATAGCCATCAAAAAGAAGGTGGGAAAATTTGGGGGCCTTTAGAGTATGGTTATCCATTAGGAACAAGATTAAACACTAGACCAAAAACTTCTTTCTATTATGTTGATGGTGCATTAAGATGGTCTGATGGAGAATCTGCTAATTTTTCAGCGAATGATGAAAAAAGTAATCAATTTTTAGGTTATTTAAAAACTAGTATAGTTCATGAGGATAATATAAATGATGATGGAGAGACTTCAGATTATAGAGCTCATGCTTTGGAGGTTAACGGATGGTGGCAAGGCGATGCTTTTTTATCACCACCAGAAATAGGTATACCATTAAATGATAGTAATCAATATAAAGTCAGCCTTAGCGCTGTCTTATTTGCTTCACAAGGAGCATCGGTGTATCTCCCTGCTCAAAAAGGTGAATTTGTAGTTGCTATTTCTTATGGTATTGATACTTTTGGTTTTGACGGAACAGGAACATGGTCACAAATTCCGAGCAATCAAGAGGAATGGAAATATAATTATTATGTTTCTTATGTATATCTAGGTGGTGGTGAAAGTGCCTTATCTTCATTAGGGTCTGTATATGGAGAACATGAAAATGCTAATATGGTAATTGAAATTGCTGTAAATGATTCAGATTTTTTAAGTGACAGAAGAATAGTTGGTATTAAGTTATATTGGCAAAAAGCTGGTACAGCTTCATGGTCAGGAGCTTCTTCTAAAAATTATATGTTTTTATGTGAATTTAATTTAGAGAAGGGATTTCAATCTGCTAATGATACGACTTTTGATAGGTTAGTACGCGTTAATTATTTGAGTCCTGAAAGACGTGGATTAAAATCTAAAATGTTTGAATTCAAAGACCCTCCTTTAATTTCTTCTTGGGAAGCTGAAACAGGACACTTTAGATCAGATATAATTACTGATGTTAGATTCCAAACTTCAGTTATAGCAAATAGAAGAGTATATATTGGTAATATTACTTATGATGGTGTTAATTATGAGGATTTAATTTTACAGTCAAATACAAATCAATTTGATACTTTTCCTTTTTCTAATAGACTTGAAACAACAAGATTAGATGGTTCAGAAATAGTTAGACTTGAAGAATATGCTGATAGATTACTTCAATTTAAAAGTGATAGATTAGATATTATAAATATATCTGGAGAATTGGATATTTTAGAAGAATCTTTTCCTTATAAAGGTATAAGAGGGCCAGGAGCAGTATGTAAAACAGATTATGGTGTTGCTTGGGTTAATGAGGATGGGTGTTATTTGTTTGATGGAACACAAATTACAAATTTATTAGAAAGACAAAATGTTAGATTAATAGATGCAAAAGAATGGAAAGATTTTATTAGATTTGGTAAGGATGGTGATAGTGATAGTTATGATAATTCAGATATAGATGTTTCTCCTGTTATTGGATATATTCCAAAAGATAGAAGATTAATTATAGCTAATGCTGATTGTTTAACAAAAGAGGATACTAAAGTTTTTTATATGTGTAATCTTTTAACTCAGTCTTGGGCTAAAAGTGATCAAGGGCAAACTGGTTTACAAATAACACCAAGTATTGCTGATGAGTTTAATACTGCTGGTCGTTATTTAAGTAATTTTATTAATGATAAAAATGGAGATTTACTTGTAGCTCTTTCTAAAACGCATCAATATGGTGTAGGACAAGGAGAACTTGTACTTTTTAAAGATAAAAATAATCAAACAATAGTTGATAGAAATTTCTCTATAACTACAAAAGCTTATGATTTTGGTATGCCTGGAGTTGATAAAAAGATTCATAAAGTTTATTTTCATTATAAAGGACAGGGTAGTTTAGTTTCAATTGTTATGTATAGCGATATATCAGGAGATTCTGGAGAATTACATAGATTTGCTGATTCTTCTGGTAATGTAGATGCTACTCCTTTATCTGATTCTTTAACTACTGACAATACTGAAGGTTTTAAAGTTTATAATAATACAGCAAAAAAGGTAAAGAGAATTTGGTTTCAGATAGATGGATTAGCTACTGATTATAATTTTGAATTATACGATATAAATGTAGTATTTAGAGCGAAGAGTATAAAATAATGGCGAATACTAGAGTAGATAGAAAAGTAAGAGTTTTAGGTCATACAAAACAAGAGAGATTTTCAGTAAAAGAAGGTGTTCCTTTAATTTCTGATCTTAGAGAAGGTGTTCCTGTTTTTAGAAAAGTTCTAGGCAAGGTAATTCAATATATACTACATAATAATAAGTTATATGCGGTTTCCTCAGGAGAATCTGCTAATTCAGAATCTGAAGAAGGCTCTACTCTAGGTGGCCCTTCAATTGGCGATGCTCTTGTAGCCGATCCTTTAGGAAAAAATGTTACATTACAGCCAGCTCGAGGAAAGGATACTATTTGGATAAGTCCAAAAGAATACTCAGATAAGGCTGAAAATGTTAGCGTATTAAGACTTACTGCTCAACAAGATTCTGCTTATACAGATCCAGTAGAAAACAAGTATTTTGTATTAAATGAATTACAATTAAAGCAAGTTGATGATGCTTCTTGGAATGGTGGTAGTTACTTTATATATGCTCATACTGATGATGATTCTGGAGTTTCTGCTGATACAACTTCTAAATTTACTGTTGATGATACAGGCGCATTAGTTGCAGCTAGTACATTAAGTTGTTCAGAAATAACGTCAGGAGCAGTTGTTTGGCAATATTTCCCTTTTCATATCTTATCAGGTACAAATGGACTGTATTATTATCTTGATAATGATGGATATACAGATTCAGCTAGGAAATGGGATAGCTCTGATGCAACCCCTGCAGGACTTAATTATAGAAGTGTTACAGGAAATTTTGTAGTTCCTGAAGATTGTAAATTAGTTGCTATGCATGGAGTAATAGCAAATCAAAATGGGACAAATAATCCGACTGTAAAAATATGGCACGGTTCAATAACTGAAGGAACAGGAGACACTACTCTTGCAGACGCTGGAGCAGTAACTGTGAGTGTTTCAACTTCGAGAGTCCCATATAAATTTAGTAAAGAAGATTTTAGTGTTGATTTAGCTGCTGGAGATATTGTTATGCCAACTATTTTTCATAATGATGCTACTGCGACAAGGACATTTACAGGAAGTTTAACATTAAAATTTATAACGAGATAAAAAGTATTGGAATAATGGAGTAAAATGAGTTATATTAAATTGGCAAATTATAGGGGTTTTTAGGTATGGATATTGATAAAATGTACGGCTATTCAGATGCCAAGCGTATAATGGAAGAGATAGCAAGGGAAAGACAAGAAAGAGCTCAACAAAGATCTGAAACTATAGGATATGCAGCTCAGCTTGTTCCTACAGGTATAAAAAGTTATAAATCTGAACAGCAAATAGGTGCTAAAGAATTAAAAGACTTAGAATTTGGTGCTGATGGTGAGAAGGTTTTTCAAACTAGTGCTGAGCATATAGATAAACCTTGGCATGATCCTGGGAAATTTTTTGCTAAAAGTAGAGATATGGTTGAACCTACTCAAGGGATGCTTAGTGAAGTAACGAGATTAGAAGAATTACAGAAAGCTGGAACGATTACTCAGCCTGAAATGGAATTATTAACAAAATATAAATCATATACAACTCCAGACCCAGCTGTTGGAATGGGTGCAAAAATGAAAGATTTATTGGGTGGAGTAAAAGAAGGTTTAAGTTCTCCATTATCAGGAGCACTTTCAGGTATTTCAGGAGGCTACGAAATGTTGGGAGATAAAAAAAGCTTCGCTAAAAAATCAGATGCATATAAAGCAGCTACTATGGCTCAAACAGCTTTAGGTATTGGTTCACTTTTAAATCCAGCCTGGGCTTTATGGTCAGCTGGGATTGGTTTAGGGAAGAATCTTTTTAGATAATGAATAATTTTTATAATACAGAGAATATAAGTAGTAAAGGTAGATACGAAGATACTGCTGTTAGGACAGTTAAAGGCGAACCTTCTCATGTTAATGTTTTTGAAGCATATTTAATAGATAACTATGGTACAAAAGGTGAAAATGTTGTTCAAAACATTGGTTCAGGAACAATTAATCCTAATACAGGAATGAGAGAATATAGTTTATTTTCATCATGGTTAGAAGATACTCTTGCAGGTAATGCACCTGGGCCTATAGATATATTATCGGATATTTCGGAATGGGCTGGAGGCCCAGAAATAGATCCTGCGAGATTTTGGGATACCCATTTTGGTAAACATGGAATTGTTGGATCTCTATTTGGTAAAGGAACAGAGTATGCTAATATAAATCGTGCTTCAGAGGCTTTAGAATTAGGTATGGAAGGAATTACAGAAACTGCTCAAGCAGCTTTTTCTCCAGGCGGATATTTTGATAAAACAAGAGATTTAAATATAAATCAAACTTTAGGCTCTCAAATGAACTTTCAGCAAACTTCACAGAATTTACAAAAACAGGTGGGTATGGCCACTTCTGGCGCATCTGGAAGAGTTCAATCTTTACAACAGAATCAATTAATACAAGATGCTATGGCTAAAACAACTCAATTAAATAAGGATAAAGCAGACCTTGCAATGAGTTTAAGAAACCAAGTAAATGATCTTCTTTCTACATATGGGACAGCAGCAGGCGAACCTTATGAACGTCCACAAGAATTATACAATGAGTTAGATCTTTCTATAGGAGGAACAGGTGGCTAAATCAGACGATGTTCAAATAGCATTAGGTGCATTATCAATTATATCAGAAGGGCTTTCCCAAGCACATGCTACAGATGTTCAATTCAGAATAGCAGAATTACAAGCAAAACAAGATGATGCAAGAATTGCATCTGCAGAAGCACAGAAGCATGCAGAGATATTATGGGCTTTAAATAGAGAGGCAAAACAAGAGTATCAAACAAGTTTAGAAAAAGTGAGTTCAAGATATAAGGGTATAAACGCAGAAGAGTTAACTAGTACAGGTCAAGCACTCGTTACAGACTTATATGAAGGTAAAAAATTTGATATAGATAAAATAAATCAAAGCACACAGGTGTACGATGATAGACGAAAGGCTGCTGATAAATTATATAGAGATCTTCAAGGTCAAGAAATTCAATTAAATAAAATGAAAACAATGATTGACCCTATAACAGGCCAACCTTTCTTTGGTTTAAGCCAATATTTAAATCCTGATGAATTTGAAAGATTAAAAGAATATGCTATGACAGCTGATGACCCTAAGACTGCAGAAGTAGAAGGATTAGGTTGGGATGAAAAATATCCTGGCATTGGAACTGCAGGTATTGAGGCAGCTTATAGAGAGGAAGGTTCAGATGTTGAGCTTAGAACTCTTGAGATGTCTGCTATTGATAAACAGGTAGCTAGACTTGATGTAAACTTTAAAGCAGATTTTACTACATTAAAAACAATGTTTACAACTGATGAAGACACAGATGGTCAAAGCTTATCAGAGAAATCAGAAGCTTATGGAATTCCAGAAAATGTATTTAGTCAAATGTCAACCTTATTCTTAGTTAATGACCCTGAGAGTGCATTAAAAAAACTTTATAGCCTTCCTGGTGATCAAGGTGAACAGTTATTAAAAATGCTTAGAGAGAATCAGTTTACATATAATTTGTTTAATACTATGGAAATTAATTATGATAAGATATTTAAACTAAAAGCTGAAGCTGAAGGACTTTCCTTAACTGATGAATCTGCAGCATTTAAAGATACAATAAGAGATTATGCTAATAGTTCAGATAAAACTATAGAAGATGCTATGTATGTTATGAAAACTAAATTTGACCAAGGTATAGGCTATACTCAAGCTGACGAAATGATGGAATTTATTGCTAATCAATACAATATTACTATTGAAGAAGCACAGGATATTTATTCAGGTGTTGCTAATCTTGGAGTTACTGGTAGTAATAAGGTTGAAAAAATTCTTGCGAGTTCTATAAATCCATATGACGGTCCTTTTGCTCTTTATACATCAGATAGTATTTCTGATAATGTAAAATTTCCAGGTGCAGATTCTATAGATGTAGTAGCATCTTATAAAACAGATGATGGAGAAACAGTTTATATTGATGTAAATAAAATTTATGAAAGTTTAGATCAGATTAAAATACATGGCGATGATTTTGTTGTTCCTCAAGAATCTATTTATTGGCAATGGGATGACGCTCATGAAGTAATGACTGATCAGATAAATGAATTTGGCGATGACCCATATTACCAAATAGCTACTGATATATATGATACAGGGAATTTTATGTATTTTAATGATACTCCTAGTATGAATCATAAAGGTATCTATGGTGTTAAAGGATGGGGTAATACTCCTCCAGGAGGTTATGAAACCTTAGAGGATTATATGTTGAATAGTGATGACACGGTTATGCGAGATTGGGTTCTTCAATATTCATACTTAAAGGATACAGATCCTGCGCGATACCAAAGGGAGTTAGAATCAGCCTTTAATGCAAGTCATTGGATGGGGCTTGTTGAAGGTATCCATTATGACCATAGTAAAATACCTGGATGGAGCGCTGCAAATGCATATGGTGTTAGCTATTATAATAAAACGGGCGAAAGCGAATATTGGGACGTTTATAATGAAGAGATGGAACTTCAAATGGATGCATTATTAGATGCAAACCATGCAATAAAAGCAGGAAAGGGTTCTCAAAATATTGATGAACAAAGAGTTGGTGGATTGTTACAATGGTATGAAGTAAAATATGATGCTCCTGGTTATTATGAAAACGCTCATAGAATAGCTGATGGTAAAGCAAAAGCTGCTCAAATTGAATACATGAAAGAGATTATTGAAAATAGTGATGATAATCCACATAAGTTTAGAGCATTATTAAATTCGTTAGATATAATTGAAAATGCTAATATAGAGCATGGGACTGATTTTATTCCAAACGCAAATCAAGGTACTAATGAATTAAATGTTTATAGAGGGATAGGGAGAAACAGTGTTAGTGGCTTTCATGACCCTAATGCTACTTTACATATTCAAAGTTTTGAAGGTGATGAACCACCCTTTATTCATGGGTTTACAAAATAATTAAATAGGTAAATATAAATGGCAATATCAAGAGATTTCTATAATATAGCCTCTCCAAATAGTACAAGACCTAATTTATACACTAACCCCTATGCAGGCAGTTATGTTCCTGAAGGGGCTTTTAGTTTTGATACTATTGAGAGAGATTCTGGGTCTTTACTAGACTTTCTAGGTTCAACTCTTTGGGGCGCAGCTTCTGCTGTTACTTGGGGAGTTTCTGATTTTATTAATCCTTATGCTGATACTCCTTGGGAAGAGAAGTCTGGCGCTGAGAGAGCTGGAATGATCATGGGTGAAGGTTTAGGGTTATTTCTACCCTTTGGTGCATTTGGTCAAATGGCTAGAGCTGGAAGAGCTGTTACTAGATTAGGTGCGAATAAATTTGTTGGTAAAGCTGCTAAAGATGTTGCTGATAATATAACTAGAAAATCTATAACTAAAAACTTTGACGCTCCAACCGCTAATAGAATTATCGAAAAAGCAGAAGAAATTGCTAAAGCAAAAGGTATATCTGTAGATGATGCAATTAAAGGGTTTGGAGATGATGTTTATGCTGCTATACAAAAAACTTCAAAAAATGATTTAACCGTTGGTTGGATTAAGAATTTACGTAGCCAAGGTAGAGCTTTAGATGAGGCTAAAGAAAATTTAGTAGGTACTGGTGGAAGTGCAATCTCTAGAGCTTTCAAAGAGCATGGAATTGAATTAACTAAACTAGATGCTACTAATTTAGCTGGAAGATGGGTTGATGATTTAGCTGCAGGACATTATGTAGATGATATTGCTGAGTGGACTGCAAGAGCGTTAGGTGGCGCTGCTCCTGGTAGAGTTAGAAGTGGTGTAACAAAATATCTAGGTATGGCTACTCAAGATATGGCTATGATGACTGCTCATGGATTGATTTCTGGTGCTGTAAAATCTCACGCTTATGGAGAACATTTTGACCCTATGGAGACATTAAGCCATTCAGGTAAAATGGCTTTAGCTTTTCCTTTAATTAGACTTCTTCCTGGAGGTGGTAATGATAATCTAACTACAGGATTTAAAGCTTATTTTGGTAGATATAAAAATATAGATTATGGTAAGATTCAAGCAGAACATGGAGATGATGTTGTTAATAACCTATTAAGATTAATGGTATCTCCTTCAGGCAAAAGATCAGTATGGAATTCAAATAAACTAGGAACAGCATGGTGGACTGTAGGAAAAGGTAAAACAAAAGAAATTTATAAAGGTGCTGATGATATATTAGCTAGAATAAAGAACGGAACAATGAATGTTGAACATACTAAAGTTCTTTTAAATAAGATAAATAAGCAAGTTTCTAGTGAAATGCTTGGTAAATGGGGTCCAAAGTACTTAGCAGATTTAGGAAAGTCTCTTCCAAGAATGGCTGCAGGTACTCTTGTAATGAATCCTTGGGTATTAGATAAAAATGCCTGGAGTGACATGGATAGTTCAGAACTTGGTGCACATATGATGATGTCATTTATGATGGTTAAAGGTAGAGGTGCATGGGGGCATAAGAATAAAAGGCAGTATTTCGCTGATTTTAAGCCATATACAGAGGCAATGCGTATTCTAGGGGTAGATGCCGATGGAGCAAAAATGTTGTTCAGATTCAAGCAATGGAAGGACGGAGAGGGATTTGCTACAGGTGAACATCTAGCAGGTTCTGAAACAGGTCAAAAAATACTAACCGCTTTTGATAAGGGTTTAGAGGGTGGAGAGAAAAATCCAACTGGAAAGCATAGCGCTGACAATCCTGATTTAAAACTAGTTCAACAATTTGCTGATATGTATGATATTATGAATATCACAAAGAATCCAGATGCGAAATCTTTAAGTGACCGTATTTTATTCCTATCTGAGGGAACTATAAATAAAATTGCTAACAATATTAGAGAAATATCTATAGGTGTTGATAAGGGTACAGGGGAAATTCAGACCTTAGGTCAAAAAGGTACAGATGCATGGTTTCATGCTATGATTAGAATGACTGGAGAACCTTTAAATAAAGCTATGAATCTTTATAAAAGGATGTTTGCAGAATTAAATGAATTAGGATTTGACATTAGTGTATCTTCAGATGGTAAAATTACTTATGCAGAAACAAGATCTGTTGGTGAAGATGGTGTTGATCTTGGCATGATACATAATATAAATAGAGTTTTAGATATTTTTCGTAACAACGGTGATGCTTCACGTATACAGCCAGGAGTAAAGGCAGAAAGAACTATGGAATGGATTGCTAAGGCAAATAATATGGATGTTGAGCAGTTAAAAGCTAGAGTGTCTGAAGTTATAGAGAAAAATATGAGCGAACTTTCATTAACTTTTGCTAATAAAGGTAAGTTTATTATGCCTGATAGTAATCAATTTATGAAGTTTTATACTGGAGCTAAGGCTGTAGCTACTAATGAAAGATTGTTTGATATTATTACTGGTAAATCAAAGAATGTAAAAGATAAAGATTTAACTACACTTCTTGATAAAATATTTATGATAGATGGTAAGTATCATGCTGATATAAATGAATATAAAAGAGTTATCGAAGAATATGTTAGAGACGCAAAAGAAGGTACTCCTGAAAGTAAAGTAAAAGAAGAAGCTGACTTAATATTGCATACTTTAAAGCCTCTATTTGACTTAAGAAAAGTACATTTAGGAGGACAAACTACAAAATCTCCTAATAGAAAGATTGAAAGAGCAGATCTTCAGGTTGCTAATGATTCTTTTATATCTTTATTTAAAGCATTGCCACGTGAATTTCAAGCTGACTTTAAAGGTAAAGTAGGTGAAGCTTACTTAGATAGAATATATCATAATATAGGGTTAGATTCAAGAGCCCTTAAAGCTGCTCATTATGCGCAAAGTAAAAGATTAGGTGTTCTTAGAGATGGAAAGTTTCAGATTCCATCAGAAGAAGCTTTAAAGCAATATCTTTTAGATGAAGGATTTTCTCAAGGAGAAATACAACTTATGTTAAAAGGTAGAAAATCTTTAAAAGATGTTCTTGGAGATACTGTTAAAGAGACTGATATAATACCTGTTCATGATGATGGAACATTACTTACAGAAGGTATTGATATACAAGATTATGCGAGAGTATATAAATTTTTAGGTAATGATGCTCTTATGGACCTTATGGGAAAGGCTAAAACGGCACTAGAAAAGGCATATAATCTTGATGGAGGTGCTCCTGCTAAGTTAAACTCAATTCAAGCTAAAATAACCAATATTATAGACTCATTAGATCCTGAAAAAGAGGTAACTGTTAAAGATCCTATAAAGGAGATAGAATCTATAATTGCTGAATTAGATGCTTTTTCTAAAGCTGCTAAAAGACCAAATGCTGAAGGTAAAGATAGAACCGCTACTGAAAAAGATGTTGATGAAATGATTATTACTTTAAATGAATTAAAGAGTAATATTAGCAAACAAACATCTAAATGGACTTATCCTATTAAGAAGCTCCTAACTCAAGAACAAAGGGATAAATTTGATCAAGAAGGAGATAGATGGGGAGTTCGTGAAGCTATATTAGAGCCACTACAAAATAGAGTTGCAGATATATTTAAAAGAGAATATCAAGGATTAAATCATCTAAATAATTTGATTGTAAAAATAGAAAATCTAGCTTTAGAGGGTAAAGCAGGTTATGGGTTAGGAGAGAATGATTTTCAGGCTGTTATGGATAAACTTGTAAATAATTGGAATGTTTTATTTACTAAGGACGTTAATAAGCAAAAAAGATCGTTATCTGAGGTTATAGAACAAGTTAATGAAAGAGGATTATTTGGAGAGGCAGTTGAATTATTTAAGGAAATAAATAAAGAAATTAATAAAAGAGTTATATTAAATAATCCTGACCATGTATTAAATGAGGAAATGTCTTTAATTAGAAAATCTCAAGATGAAGGTAGGGCTATGCATGAAAGACATAAGACTCCTATTGAGGTTTTAAGAGAGTACGGATTAGTTGATAAAAAGAATAAAATAGATGAAGGGTTCAAAGCAGCCTTATTAGCTGATGATGTAAAAGCATTTAATGATTATATACTTAACCATATTAATCAGAGAACCGATAGCAATGGTCAACCACTTTCATCTAGTGAAAGAGTAGCACTATATAGACAGTTCAAAGAGAGACATGCAATAGAAATATTAAGTTATATAGAGAATCAACAATCTGTACCTACAGTTAAAATAATAGGTTATGGTGAAGGTAAAAGAGCTATAACTTTATTTAATAACGATACTCCATCAGTGACTTATCCAGGTAGAACTTATTTTGGTGATAAGAAATTAAAAGTAATTTATTTAGACGATGGTATTAATGTTGAGATAGCAGGCAAATTAAGATCAGGAAGTCTTGATCAGTTAATATCAAATCCTGTTGAAGTTCAAAAGATTATAAATAATTCTATAAGAGAATCTGCTGCTAATAAAGAGGTATTAAGAAAATTAGCAGAGACTTATGAGTTATCTGAAAGTGAAGTTGCCTCTTTATTGAAGCAAGAAAATATTAAAGATTTCTTTTATTATGTTAGAGTATCACCTAAAAATAGAGTTTTATTTGCGAGAACCAAAGAAAATATTGAGAATTTAAATAATGATTTTGAGAGTTGGTTTGTAGCTACTGAGAAAAGATTGAAAGATGCTAATAAAAATAAAGAGCTTGATAACTTTAGGAATATATTTGGACAATTAAGAGATAAGACTAAACCAGAAGATGTTGGGGCTAGACATTTAGTTGAACTAAAATTAATGTTACCTTATATTGATATTCAAGGTGGTAGACAAGGGTTTGATCAATTTCTAGGCGATTGGACTGCTGGAGATAAAGCTAATCTTCAGAAAATACAGATGAATATATTTAAAAGAGGAAACCTAACAGATGGTGGTACTACTCAACCTATGAGTAAAAGAGTTCTAAATTGGATAGTATCTACAGAAAATATTCCAGGAACTAAACTTGCACGTGTTATGGGCCATCCCAATAAAAAGGTTAGAGATGCTGCTTTAAAGGCTTTAAAACAAGATGGTCATGACACTGTTGTGTTTGATGAGTCAACTGTTAAGGGAGATATTAATCATCCATTAAATATTCAAGGTATAACTCAAAGACAAATTGAGTCAAAAATTAGCGATGTAAATGCGCAGATTGCAAAAAATGTAAATAAAGTTCAGAATAAAATATTACAAGGTGTTTTATTACAAAATCAAGAAAACTTACAGAATTTAAAAAGCTTAGATAATTCATTATTTGATGGCGCTAAATTTGCTTCTTTAGACTTTATGAGGCTTGTTATGGCTCATAAGGGTGAAAATATTGATAATTTCTTAAATAAACCTAATGGTGCAAAAACTATTATATTTGCTACTGGAGATAATCAAATGTTAGGTAAAGGTTTTCTAATATACCATCCAGATATAGCGCAATATATGCCTAAAGGAGCTGATATTATTATTGGTTCTGAATCTGCTAAATCATTTACTGGTAAAACACCTATAACTAATAGAGATTTAAAACCTACCGATGTTTCTAAAGGTCTTGATAGACTACATATGGCTCAAGATCAAAATAGAATGATTATACCTATTAAATCTATAGGCATATCATTTGTATCTAAAAATGCTAAAGGAGGAGTAATATCTCCTTCTATATTTGATTTTCAAAGTCCAACAGTTATGAAAGAAGCAATGCAATGGATGAAATTTCAAGACAAGTTTCTTCAAATAGCTAATGAATGGGGCGGTATAGAACAAGATCCTGGAGGTTATACTAAGTGGTTGTATGGGATAAATGAAGCAGAAGGAAATCCACTTAACTTAGGAGATCAAGGTTTAGCTAGGCTTGTATTTGAGTACGGTGTTAGCCCTTCTAGTCCTATAATAATGCCTGCAATAAAGAGATTAATGAGAAGTCAGAATTATAAGGATTTAAAACAAGCTCATGTTCGTGGTGGAGAGGATAATTTTATAGTTCCTAATGTAAATTCTGATCTTGCTGTTCCAATTTTTGCTAAGTTTACAGAAATGCGTGCAGGGCATATTGATAGATTTAATAAAAATAGAACTACTATACAGTATGGAGAGACATCTATAAATAGAAATCAAAGTAGAAGACTTTTAGGTAAACATGATGGAGTATCTAATATTGTTGATGAGACCTTTATATTTAGAGACCATAATGGAATTGATGTTATCGTTAGATGGAACGGTAATAAGTTTATTTATGAAAGTCCATTTTATGACCATATAAAAATGCACAAAGGGCATGATATAGAGACTTGGGATGGTGCAACTGGTAGTAAGAAATATGAGGGTGATTTATTTAAAAAAGGTTATAATATGGATTCTAAATCTTTCAAGTCTAGGCAGAAACGTATTGAGGTTACTTTAAATGAGATTAATAAAAAGGTACAAAAACACGGATTAAATTACTCTGATGTTATTCGATTGATGGATGGAAATACAATAACAAAAAATGGTAAAGTAGTAAAATTAACAAAAAGGGCTATAACAGATGCTCAAGAATTAAAGTTAGCTTTTGGTATGTTAGGACATGCTATACCAGCTCTAGGACATGATAAGGTTATATTAAGAGTAGGAAAAGTATTAAAACAAATGAATGGTTTAGCTGAAATAAATGTGCATGATTTACGTACTGTTTTACAACGTGATAATGATGGTGACCATTTTTATATGCATCAAAAACTTCCAGAAGGAATATTAAAAGCTTTTGCTAGACAGAATGGAAAGAAAGATGATTTCAGAATGTTTGATGTTCAAGATGTTATTGGTCAAGAAAATTATATAAATATATTTGGTATAGGAGATGGTGGAAAAGCTGGTGAAATAGCTACTGATGTTGGTTTTCACAGTTATGCTAGTAAATTATCTCAAGCAAAAATGGCTATAGGTCAAGTTGTTGGTATAAGGAACGCATTATCTTGGCTTGATAAGTTAGGAATGCAATTAGATGGTAAGGACCTTTTAAAGAAATTTTCTAATGAGGATAAATTGTCCTTGGATAGTCCTGAATGGAAATGGTTAAGTAAATTTTATGATACTATGCAGAATTCTGTAGATATTCATGGCGGTATTCATAGAATAATGAGAGCTCAGGCAGATTTAATGGACTTTTTATTCTTTGGAACCCCTAAAAATTACAAAGACAAAGCTCAGCAATTAAAGAAAAGAGGAGAAACTGACGATATATTTAATAAATATGCGGTAGATGATGTAAACGTTTTTGGTAAAGATCACCCTAATTTTGGAAAGAATAATACATTAGAGAAGGAGATGTTCTTTGAGGTAGTAAGGTTGCTAAAAAAGGCAAATATGGTCCAAAATGACGTATATGATGAAGCAGGTAGTAGAAATCCTGAAGCTAGAGAGATAAAAGATATATATGGAAGGATGTCTGAGTTCTTTTTAAATCCTACAAGATATTTAAGTAAAAGAATGATGAATAGAATTAGTTACTATAGAACCATAGGTAAGAAAGCTGAAGCTGATTTGATGCTTAGTGAGTATGTTGATATGTTTTATGGTAAAGATTATATGGATTTTGTAAAAAATGAGGCTACAAGAAAGCAGATATATAGAAAAATATATACTGGAGAACCAGTTACTTTAGGTAAAATAAGATTTAGATTTGAAAATGTCCCTACTATTGATGCTTTATCTGATAAAACAGATAATAATCCTTTCTTTATGTCTATAGGCGGTAGAACTATTTATGATTTAAATCAAAATAAAGCTTGGTTTACTACTAATTTTGAAGGATTAAGAAGTTTAGATAATGGTAAGAATTTTCAAAAGGCTGGAATTTTTGTTGATAGAATTGAGAATTTTGTAGAAGTTATTAGAGCCTTTGGACAAGATCCTGTTGAAATATTAACAGGAAGAACAGCTACTGGAGAATATGAATTTGCTTTGAATTTAAAATCTTTTGGCCAGACAGATCCAAAAAGGTATAGGAAACAAATGAATAATGGTATATTAAGAAACTTGCTCGAAAAACAGCACGATGACGTTATTAATTCATTTGATTATTTTATGAATGAACCATTTGCAAATCCTAATAAGATACAAAAACTTCAACATAGATTAGCCAATTTAAAACAAGCTATGGATATAATGGATGTTCAGCTAGCTAGAGATATGGTTATCAGAGACCCTAAAAATCAAATTATTGTTGGAAAGAAGAATGGTCAGATTAAAATTAAAAATGTTTTAAAGGCAGCAAAGAGAGATAGGGTTGCAATATATGCAATAAAAGGCGATGTAGATGTTACTGAGATAAACAAACTTAATAAAGAAGGTAAAGAAGGTAATCTAAATCACGGAAAAACTGATGAGAATTATATATCGCATAATCAACTTAAGTTCTTAGGTTATTATACTAAGAGTAATATAAGGGATAATATTCGTACACATAAAGGGATGACTTATATTATAGATACTAGACCTAAAAAAATGGTTAATCTTAGTGAAAATGAAATGAGATGGAGTAGAGCTTTATTTGAAGTAACCAGAGATGAGGTTATGTCTCCGAGCGCTCATATGGATAATTGGGTACAATTTACAGCTGATGCAAGAGCCTTAAGATTCAAAATAAGTACAGGGTATAGAGGCGCAATAAAAGAGTCTCTAACTAATAGGGTTTTAAGTAAAGATATTTATGAGATGCAGGCTTTAAGAGAAGGTATAGATATTAAGAACTTCTTAGATAAATGGGTCCCACAAGTACACACAAATATTGATCCTGTTGATTTGATTTTAAGATATTTACTACAACCTCAATTAGTAGAGAGTTATGCTATAGGTAAAGACAATCAATATATTCCTACATTTAAAACTGATTTACATTTGCAGAAGACTATTTTGAATTGGACTTTAAATAATGAAAGAATTATTGAGACTGATTATGGAGGTGATGCTGGGTTTGCTAAAAGATTGATGAAACAAGTTCAACTTGCCTTTACTGGCAAGAAGAAACCTAATGTTCCTGAATGGGAAAGTTCACAAACTATTGGTATTGATTATAAAAATTTAGGAGAACTTGCTAATCCAGTAAAATCCTTATCTAGATATTTAGATATATTCTATTCATCTACTTTATTGGATATGCAATTAGATAAAAGGACAAATACTACTAGAAATAGAGTTGTTTTAGAGAAAGGCCCAGATAATACGTCCGTTCCAACGGTCAAAGGTAGGGTTATTAATAGACATACAAAACCTGCTGATTTAAGAGATAGGTATCATGATATTGAATCAGGAGGAAAAATTTGTTAGGAGAATTATATGGCTGTTTTATGTAATACTGTAGGCAGAACCAAAGATGAATGGATGAGAACTCAAGATGATATCTGGAACTACTGGCTATTTAATAAGCATGGTCAAGAAAGAGTAGGTATAGTAGAGAGATTTTCTGATAAGTATAATGGTTTTGATGCTGAATCTGCTAAACAGAATTTAAGATGGTTTATAGAACAAAGATTAGAACTTCCTTATAATCAGGATGCTTATAATGTTTTCACTAAAAAGAACATTAACAGAATAAAGGTTGAAATTGATGCTTTTGATAAGGCACTAAGTGGTAAGTTTTCTAATTTAGCATGGGTTGTGCCTGAGGGAATCTCGAAACAAGACCCTATTGCTAGAAAATTTTATACAAGATTAAATGATATACTTAATGTTGAGCGTGTTAATGTAAATAATATATCAACCAGAAATGCTGAAATTGCAAATCACATGTTAGAAGCTTACATAAGTGAAAACACAGCTGGAACTTATGGAGACAGAAGAGCTGGAAATAAAGCAATAAGACATATAAAAGATTTAAGAAAACAAATGTTAGAGAATCCTGAGAATGAATTAGCTACGAGTGATTTTATTTCAGCAATGGAGAAATTTATTGAAAGAGATGCAGAAGGTATAACAATAAAGCAATTTATAGATTTAATTCATATGGATAAAAAGACTTTCGGTAAAATATACGATAAAGACTTTAGAGACCCTAATAAATTTCTTGTAGATGGTACAACAGAAAATCCTAACTATAATCAGAAAGTAACTTATAATAGTAATGTAGTAGAAGCTGTTAAAAAAGCTAGAATTATATTAGATGATATGGGGCAAGTATATGTTCAAGGTATAACAACATTAAAGGATATTGTTGGACTGAAGTATGCTGGTACGTCAGATCCAAAAGTTGCATCAAGACTAAGTAGTGAGGCTGGTAAGTTTATTAAAACTTTAGATGATACAATTAAAGATATCAAAATGGGAATGAAAGAAGGTGGATACTTTCCTCATCTTTCTTTTGCTACTATAGCCACAATTAAAGGTAAATTAAATGAAGCAGCAAACTCTTTTTCTGGAAACAAAGATCTTGCTGTTGGTGATTTAGTAGATAATATTCTTTCTGAAATATCTCCTAGTAAACTTCCAGATTCTGTGAAAAAGAGAGGTATAGAACTTGGTCGTATATGGGAAAAGGATCCATTCTTAGTTATATCAGAATATGGGCATCAAGCTACTAACTTTAATAAAATGGTTCACACTCAGAAGAATTACTTAGAGGCTTTAAAACATTTACCAAATTCTACTATGGAATTTCAAAAAGGATTAAGAAGATTTATTGATGAAGAGTTTGCAGTATTTACTAGAGGTACTGGTGCAAGAGGAGATTGGGCTAATAATGTAGTTATGACTATGAACGCATTGCAAACAGCAAGAACTATGGGTTTAAATATAACTGGTGCAGTAAAAAATGCTGCTAGTGCTCTACACTTTTATAGTAGGGTAGGATTAGGTGCATTAAAAAATACTTTACATGATTTTGCTCATGATGTAGAATTTAAGGATTTAGTTAGAAGGACAGAAAAAGAAGCTGGTTTCTTATTTACTGATGCTGCTAGAGAATTATATTCTGAAGGATTAATTGGTAGAACTGAACTTGAAAGTGGTGAAGTAAGGTATAATCCTGAAACTGGTGAGTTTATGAAAGGTAATGGTAAACTAAAACAATGGTTGATTGATAAAGGACAGTTCACACTAGATAAGCTTTTATTTTTTCATAGATTAACTGAAAACAACCAACGTAAGTGGATGTATCGTGTTGCTTTACATCAGAAGTATAAATATCTTGTAAATAGAGGTTACTCTCAAGATAAAGCTGGTGAATTTGCTAAAAGATTTGCACTACAAACAGTTAACTCTTGGGCTTATGAGTATGCTGCTCATGGAAAGGCGAAAGCAGTTAGAGGAGAATGGCGTACAATAGATGAGATGGACCAAGGTTCAATTAATTACAGAAGAACATCGGCAGCAGGAGCAACATCTGAAATGATGATGCACTTAATGCATTACCCTATGTCTCTTGCTGAATCTACTTATTCCACGTTAAAAGGTGCTCATAAAGCCTTTTTAGCAGGTGAAGGTTTCGAGTCTCAAGAAATAATGCATCTTACAAGATATGCTGGTATAGCTGGTATAGTTTCTTTAGTGAGTATCTTAACTAACACAGATCTATTCAATATATTTGAACATGATACAGTAGAAAGGGTACAAAGAACTATAGATGATTTAACTGAATATGATAATCCAGATAAAGGTACATTTGGGTTGTTATCTCAGATAAGTGGTACTAACCTTGGTACTTTAAAGCATCTTATGGTAGCAGGTGGAGTTATTGATATAGAAAATAATGATTTAAATAAAGTCTTATTTGGTAATGTAAACTTTGCAGATGAAGATGATAGGCATACAGAAATGTATAGTGCTTATCAATATTCTACATTTTGGGGACAATGGTCAAATAAATTATATCCAGCAATAAGAGATGGTAGAGGTAGAGATCTATTAACTCATTGGTTTAAATTCTACCCAACTAAAACTACTAAACATTATCATGAGATGATATTTGGAAAACCTGAAAGTAAGAAAAAGAAGAAAACTGGTGGTAAATACATGGATACAAGCCTTGAAGCTTCACTTAATTTACTACAAGGCTTATCCCAAAAGCGTTAATTTTTAATTTCGTTTGATTTTATTTTGGCTCTTGCTTTTAAAGCCTTTTCTATAATGTCACCAAATATAGTGAAATTTTTACCTATATACATACTAAATTCAAATTTATAAAATAGTATCGCTATTGTAATACCATCTTCTATTAAAATTTCTATTCCAAATGGGTACAGGAATGCACACATATAATCTTTACTTAGAGTAAACCCTCTTTTCATTAAATCTCCTTTAACTTTTCATCAATTAATTCTATAAAATGATCAAATTCCATGGCTACATAGATTTTTGATCTGTTACGTTTAAATACCAGAACAGGATTTCTATCTTCACAGTTAGATTCAGCTTGCTCTAAAGAACTCCAGAGGTTTAATCTTTCTTGATTTTTACATTCAAAACTGTATCTAATAACCCTTTTAGCTGCTGGTGATAATACTATATCTTCACCGCTCATTCCCATGACCTGGGACTCTATATCATTCTTCTCAAGTGTCTCCATAAACACAGAGCGTAATCGATCCCTCACCAAGTTCTGTAGTTTCCTGCCTTTGTTTTTTGCGGAACGTGCTTTCATAAGTCCCCTCTCTTATTTTTTTTAAAGCTTCTTGTTTTTCATACTCTTCATGGTCTTCTTTATCCATAATAATTTCATTCTGTATATGAGGTTCATATTCAAAATATGTATCAGGATGCAGATCTTTATATGTTTCTATCATAGTATCAATCTGACTTTTTAATTTCATTAGATCTTCTATCATTATCCTTCTCCATTGTTTTTAGAGCGCAACTCCTGCATATATATTTAGTTATATTTGGAGATAAACTTGTAGAATATACAGGAGCGCAATCTAAATTACATTTGTTACAATTAACTAATTTCGATACCATCGAATTTCTCTATAATATCTTTTAATAATGGGTGTTCTTTTTCTACTGGTTTATAGTATTTAGAGATGTTATATGCACTCTCCTCATATGCAACGCAGTATTCACAACCATCACATTTTTCAAGATGTTCTGTTGCTTCTTTATACATGTTCATTTTTTATCTTCTTCCTTAGGTGTGTATTTCTTTTCTAAATATGCTTTAAAATTATCACCTTGTTTTCTATACATTATATAATCAGAAAATATATTGTCTATTTTTGAAACATGTTCTTTCAAATAAGCCATTTCAGATATTAGATTTGAGATTGCATTTTTCACTTGCATCATAGTTGGTTTTTTATTAGGAGCATTCATTATTTCATCCCCATTCTATCTGCGACTCTATTAAGTAAATCACTTATAGCATTGATACTTTGATTTAATTCATCAACAGTTTTACCTGCCATCTTTAAATCACTTTCAATATCTTTTAATCTCTCATCAAATGGGTCAACTTTTGGTTCTGATTTAATTGCTTTAAATTCTTTTTCAGAAATATAAGTTTTACCTTCTTTTACTTCAGTTTTCTTAGCCATTATAGCCTCCTTAAATTAATAGGGTACGTAGCCAATTTCAGTTTAGTTGCTTATTACTATACCTTCCTCGACTAACTATTGTACCCTAAATCTTCTTGTACTTGTTGTTGTTGATTATGTCTTTCTTCCCATACTTTACCTCTAGTATGAGGGTGTTCTTCCTGTACTTTTCTCCTAGCTCTCATTATAGCAGATGGATGTGAAACCAATTTATCTTTCCACATTTTAAACATATCTATCATGTCTATTTCATTTACAAGGACCTGATCCAGGTATGGTGTTCTAGGATTATCTATTATTTCCTGACTCCATATCTCATAAACTAAATACACATCACTATCTCTACAATGAATACTATCTTCAAGTACTTCTTTTACTCTATTTTGCATGTTTATTCGCATTTTTCTATCCTAACATTATTTACGCTTAATCTTGCATATAAGTGTTCTTTCTCTCTATTCTTATCAGATTTAATATCTAACATCTCTACTAAACCTGTTTCTTTATTCTTGAACGGGTTAATTGAAATCACTTTATTAGCATTATAAGCTATTCTGAATGAACCTCTAGACGAAGATATATCCATACCTTCTTTAAAGGCTGATTTACTTACCTCACTAACAGCAAAGACGATCACGTTTTGTCTTACTGCTAGTTCCATAATGGCTTGGGATGCTTCCTCAACTTTCATATTGTTATCCTTCTGTTTGCTCTTAAATAGCCCCAAATGGTCAACAATTACTATTTCTGGCTTAATGGGTAGGCTAGTGATTCTTGTCTCTAATTCCTGCGCATATGGCGCTGAATAATCAACAGTTAACCACTCAAAACGCTTGTCCATACCATTTTTCATTTGCTTATAGTGTTCTGCTAGTTGTTTTTCATCCCAACCCATCTCAATTTGTACAAATCTAGACCATATTTGTCTTGGTGACATCTCCATTTCAACAAAATATGTCTGTTTCTTGAAGTAATTAGCCCAATTTTGTAGTAACATAGTCTTCATACTAGCTGGTGGAGCCTGGATTATAACTGTTTCACCTGGATATACAGGGAAATCTTGCCCATAAGCTTCACCTAAGTTGATAGGTTTAAGATCTTGAGCATAGAAATTGATAAGTTCGTTCTCCATACTACTAGAATCCATCATATTTTCAGCTTTAGCCCCTCTATGTAATGTACATCTAGAATTGCAATAAAACTTTATAACAGGGTCATCAGCACCATATCTGTAGCCTTGTCCATCATGTCCAGTATAACAACCTTCTATTATACCTTCCATTTCTTCAGCTTTAAACTCACTTTGTGCTTCATTACTGACCTTTATACGCCAATCTTCCATGATTAAACGTACAATATTCTCTGGAAAGTTCCATCTTAAGTAAGATGCTATTCTAAGAGCTACCATATGACGCTTACCATGAGGTGCACCATCCATCATTTTCTGTATACATGTAGTATTTACAGGGTCTCTAGTGCTTTTAATCTTAACTGGCGTTTGTTCCTTAACTTCTTCTTTATCAAATACATCAAATACTTCATTACATTCTAATGCATGTTCTAATTCTAGTTCTCTAGGCTTTGTACACCATTTGTTAATAGTTCTCTCTAACACACTATTCTCATATAATGCTTTTTGAGGAAATGGTACCTTCCATAGTCCAGATTTAGTATTTAAAGTATTAGGTATCCTTATTAATCTAGATTTATCAGTAACAGATGGATCAGCATATTCAAATATACCATGTTTAGTAAGTTCTTCTTTCACTCTTATGTGTAAGTTCTTACTAGGTCTCCATTTAAATGCTGTTTCTGATATATGTATATGGAATCCTCTACCACTAAAGTATACATAGTATGGAACAAATAGTTCATCTAAACGTATAAGTAATGCTGCAGTCTTTTGAGATGCCTCCCATACACTTTCACCATCTACATCTAATATAAACTCATCAGGCATATATATTAATCCATCATATCCTGATAAAGACTTATTCTTAGCATAAAATTCTACTACATACTCATCATAATCATATAAAGACATAAAGGTATCGCTATCTGTACCCATCCAGTCAGAAACTTTATTTACTGCTTGGAAGTTATGTCTATTATTTACTCCTAATGCGAACTCTTTATATAGCTCTGTCATTTCTTTTTCCTCCTAAAATACTTTCTAATTTCTTCAGCAGCTTTTTCAGCTTCTTTTTCTCGTTTTCTAAGATCAGTTTGATGCTCATACCTTGCTCTTTTTACTCTCATTCTTATAGTCATATGGGTATAATCATCTCCTCTCAAGTTTTGTCCTAATTTTAGCTCTTTAGGACTTATATTAATAAAATGCATAAATTCTGTTGCTCTCATATATCCTCCTTTGATTATATAGGGAGACTCACATATTCCTTTGCCTAGTTTCTGTGTTCGGTGAACACCACCTGTATCCACTAGGACTTATAGGACCAGTTGTTGCCTCCCTATAATTTAACGATTACCTACTCACTAGAATGGTATATCGTCACTCTCGGAGGAATCAGAAGTGTCAACGACATCATCTAATTTCTTTTCTAATTTAGGCTGTACATATTCTTTAAAGTATTTCTCAGCTCTGTCCTTCCAATACTGAACATCATCAGCAGAGAATTTCTCTACTACGTTTTCAAATTCAGTTGGAGCACATTGATTTAATACTCTTGAATATTTACCATCTTTGTGTACATACACATTAACATTTTTACCTATTAATGCTTCGGGACTATCATCCAGTTTAATAACTTTAGTGTTATTTGCACCTTCTAAAGCACTAGTAATACCTGCATTAGCATATCTAAATAGATTACCAATAGCAAATTCTTCGCCATTAGCATTCTTTTTCTCATATACTCGCATATTTAACGACTCAGGAAAGTCATCAAACCATACGTCTAGATATTTAGTACCATTGAAGTCACCATATTCAGCTTTTGATATAAGCTTGGTGTGCCATCCAGTTGAAAAACTAGATCCACCACCTGTTTTAACAGTTAATGTTCTAACCATTTGTGTTCTCCTTTTAGTTAACTAATTGATTGAGCATCATCATCATATTGAGCAATGCCTACAATTGCGGATAAACCGTATCTTCTGCCATATGTAATAGCAGCTCCTACGCCTTGAGCATCTTTCTTAGATAATGGAAGTTTCACTTTAGAACGTAACCATTGTCCAGAAGAATGCATTAATGTTGTTGTTACACACACAGCACCCATAATCATTTCGTTACCTTGACTAACAGATAGTCCGTGTTTACTTAAATGTGGGAATGCTGATGTGATTACTGCATGTAAATCTGCGTAATTAGACTTAAAGAATGGATTAACACTCTCTTTTTTAGCACCTTCCATTTCAGATTGAGCTTTAGCTAATGCTTCGGCTAATTTGTCTATTTCAGGTGATTTCCATTCATCAGATCTTCTATCTTGTGCTTGATCAAAAGATTTCTCTTTTTCTTCACGTTTTGCTTTATCTTCTAATACAGACTTAGCAATACCATTTTGTTTTGAAATATCAATATTATCCATTGATTTTCTCCTATATTAATGAAAGAGGCAGAGGGGAATTTCCACCTCTTTCTGTGTGCGAATGAACCCCTCGATTGAAGGGCTTAGAACTTACGAAACTAATTTCTTTTTATCAAGTATTAATGTTGAAAAGTTGAAACTAATTTCTTTAAAATATGGCTGTTTCATAACGATATTCTTTGCAGCGTTTGCTATAAAACTACCACTCATATTTGAACAGTAACTTGTAGCTTTACGAGTACATGGTTCTTGATCAGATTCCTCATCAGAATACCAATTTTTCTCATATTTAGCCATAGTTATGTTATCATATATGTATTGCTGATAATGTTCAGCTCCCATCCTGCCATCAATTACTATTTTAGGCTTATCAGGGCAATTTACTAGCAATTCAACTATATCTTTTCTAGCTTTCATACTATCTAAACCTAGAATCAATATACCTTCTTTACTACCTCTATAATTTGTAAATTTAGACATATATCCTTGAACTTTTATCAACACATTTATTCTTTTCATATGATTTATTAAAGCACCTACTTTAGGCAGCCCTACATCTTGTTCATTGTATTGGCTTACACCTACATTTTGTATTTCTACTTTATCAAAATCATACAAATAGAAGTTATTTGCTCCCAATCTTACTAATTGCATGGCCACGGAGCTTCCAATAGCCCCGCAACCTACAATATGGAATTCAACATTATCTAAATTTGCAATGTCTTGACTTCTTAAGTTAATCATATCATGTATCCTCCATTATAACTGTGCATTTCCATCATTGCATCAGCAATATCAGCGAATTTAGCATCAGAAGCTACAAGTTCATATGGAGCTGACTCCATTTCTACGAACTCTTTTAGCTCTCTTTTGTTCAATTCTTCTATTTGAACACCATATTTTGCTATTTGTTTGTTAGTTTCTCTGATTGCTTTCTTGAATTTATGCATAGACCAGCCACCAACTGTTACTTGATGTAGAAATTCTTGAGCTTTCATACATGCATACTCATATTTAGCCTCAAAATTAGCTATTTCTTGCTGACTAGGGACATATACATTGGTTAAATCATCTTCTAGCATCTTATAACTAGCCCAATTATTACGAGTATTGTCCCATAAAGGCAAAGTTGTGTTGCCATTTTGAGTTTTAGAGTATCCAGTATTAACTATTGATCTAGTTTCACACTTTTCTTTAACTTCAGTAACTATATCAAGTGGTATTTCTACATCAGGCTTATCACTAAGTATCTTTAGTTCAACATCTTGATGAATTTCTACTGGTTTCCATACAGAAACTCTGCATTTATACTCTTCTTTAAGGTTTACTACAAGAGCAAAGCTTAAATCTGACTCTCCTTCACCATATTCATCTATACTTGATATGTCTGTACCACTCCAAAATGCTCCCATTGTGTGATGACTATGCCACCAACAGAATCTAAAGTTGGTTTCATTGTATTTTACAGCCATTTTAGTGTAATATTTAGCTAATTCCTCTTTATCTAGGTCACAAGTAGTGCTCCCTATCTCCTGTTTTAGTATTACAGGCTCTTGAATAAGCCAATCACCATCTTTATCTTGTGTTACTACTGACATACCGCCTATTTCACACTTTTCAGTATGATAAGCAGCTTTGGCATAATTTATTATCTTATCCCAACATTCTTTATCTATATAAACTTCCATTATTTTACTCCTCCGTACATTCTTCCTAGACTATCGTCTTCTTCTGTTAAAGGTTCATTATCTTCTTCTGGTAAAGGCTCTTCTGGAGCGTCTACTATTTTATCCCAAGAGATATGTGTTTCATGTCTTGATACATAATTATCATCAAATACTGTATCAGGAACATGTTCTACTACCTCAAATGTCATACCATCAGGCGTTTTATAAACCTCAAGATCAAGTCTAACGCCATTTATTTTAATAGTTCTACAAGATAATCTCTTGTAATGTGCTTTCATACTATTTTCTGTTACAAAACTCATTATTCCTCCTCTTCTATAATGTTATCAGCAGCTTGTTCTGATTCGATACTAGCTTCCATAGCTCTTTGATATGCTTCTAATTCTGCTTCTTCAGCATCCATTTCAGCATTAATACGCTCTTCTCTAACAGCTTCTGGATTAACCCAAGTCTGATCAGCTGTCGGTTGACTAGCATTAGATCCAACTCCACCCATTCTAGTAGCCCATTGCAAGGTCATTTGTTCGGCTTGCTCTGGCGTTACTGGTTCTGGATATGCTGTTTTGTATATTTCACAAGTATGTCTTAATGCACACTCATTAGTATCACAGTAATCATCATGCCCAGATGGTCTATATCTACATGCATCCCAGTTATTTGTACCAAATATAGCTCTATAATCATCATTTAACCATTTAGGCTCACCATGATATAATGTCTTAATATTATTATATGGATTAGTATTTTGAGTATATCTACCCATCCAATTAACTAATAACATAGCATATGCTGGTAATTCAAAATTGTTTAATGCTCGATTAATATCAGTAGAGTCATCACCATAACAAATAGTTCCATACCCTTCAGGCGAGTTCCAACTATTTCGTCTATCAGTTCTAGCTATATAAGGAAAATATAATGCACCTCTATCATCATAAGATTCTGTTCTTCCATAAGTATGAACATTAAATCTAGTTAGTCTTTCATTTATCATTTCTTGTAATGGATACATTTCTATCCTTACTAATAAATCCATCTCTGCTGGTAGATTCTGCACATGTGTTGGAGTGCCTCCATTATTAGCATTATATATTTGTACTTCACCTGGATGTAAGCATAAATTTATAACTAATCTAGAACTTCTAGTTGTAGCACTACCATCTTGCTCTAATAATACACCTAATACGGTTATTTTATCCATTTTTCCTATTAATTCAAGAAGACCTTCGAATTTTTCACATATATAATTCTTAAATGTCTCTTTTCTTTCAATTAATATAGATGGATCTTCTAACCATTGTACTCCTTGATATCTTAAATTAGTAATTATTCTATCCATATCTCTTAGATCTTCTTGTATGTTCTGTCTTCCTGGACCCCAATAATACTCTTCTCTAGATAAATAACTATACATACCAGATGCTCTTCTTCTCAACCCAACTCTTCTCATCATCATTTCAGCTACTTTATCATAAGTACCAGGTGACCATCTAAATGTTTTAGTAACACTTAAATTACAGTCATTTCTTTGGTTAAATAGATTTAATTTCTCCATTATTTCAGCTTGTGGGCCAAAATAAATGTGTTCAGCCATAGCATCTAAATCTATAAAATCTATAGCTTGTCCAATGTCTTGTTCGTCGACATATACTACTTCATAATTATTCATATACCCTCCAAGGTTAATAAAGAGAGAGACCACGCTTAACTAGCACTCCGATGTGGTCTAGTATATTAACGGATGGTGGTTTTAGCCGTAACTCTCCCTTTAAAGTTATTCATTTACTTATCTACTGATCACCACCAGATTTATTGTTATTAACAGCTGCAACAATATCACCTTCATTTACTTCGTGTGTATTAGTTACAGATACTCCATTAACAGCAACAGATGAATTCGCAGTTATGTCATCTGGAAATTCATTTCTTAATTGTTCAACAGTATCAGCGTTAGTTTGTCTTTCCACAAAGCCGCCACCTTGTAGAAATTTGATTGTTTTAGTTGCCATAAGGCCTCCTATTCTTGTTCGTACGATTGTATTGATTTATATTCTTGTGCTAATTCATCAAAGAATCCATCAATTAGTTTATAATTATCTTTAATTCTCTTCTCAACAACAATTTTCATCTCACCATCTAAGTATTTCACGGTCTTTCTCAATATCACAGTGTTTGCTTCTAACATACCTATATCCATATCAAAACAACTTCTTTACTATATAATACCAAATAACAGCCCATGTTAGACATGCTATAAATATTAATAGTATACTTATTAAACTACTCATTTTTATCCTCCCTATTAACTTGAACTAATTCATCTATTAGTTTATTTTCTTTAATTCTTAGGACAGACTGTTTATTCTTAAGTTCAATAAGTTCTTTTATTATGTCATTTTCTGTTCTAACAGGTTCAAACATTAAGGCCATCTTCTACCTCCTTTGGTATATTATACCCTAATTCCTTCAAGTGTTTAATCTTTCTATCAGTACTACTTACTTTTCTTCTATCACATTTTAATAATGCTTTAGTTCTTTGTTCTGCTAAAAAGTTTACCACTTCTTTTAAATTCCTGTGTTTAATACCAAGAATTAATGATTCTACAATATTTCCAACAGTTACTGTCTGCATAATAGTTGTATCATATTTTTTATGTCTGTATTTATGCTTATCCATTATTACTCCTTAATATCTTCTATTTGATGTTCTTCTATATAGTAAACATTATTTTCTGTGTTACTAGGAAGATCTTTCTCAGCATTTGCTCTATTAGTATATATTCCTACTATTTCCTTATCCCATTCATCTTCCATAGGTACTCTACCAAGTGATCTTGCATCTGTAAATAATATGTATACTTTTTTCATAAGTTTAATCCTCCTTTTAAATTTTTGGCATACATTGTAGATGTACTCCCTATCAGGTTCGCTAAGTTCCCTACCCTGAGTATGCCAGTCAGTTTTTTAGGGCTGATTGACCCTCGTTAGTGTGGATATCATTTATTAAGCATTACCGCTCCATCACTCGCCTGTCACTACAGCCCTATTTTAAATTACTCAGTAGTTTCTTCTGAGTTAGACTCAGTGTCAACAGCTTCAGTATCAACAGTTTCAGGTTCAGTAATATCATCTGAGCTTCCCGATACTGCCCATCCAAATAAAGCAATTACTATTAAACCAACTACTATTAACATTGTTTTTTTGTTGTCCATGTGACCTCCATGTTATTGTTATTATCAATTTTATAACACCCACCAACAGCTTGTTAAAGCCTTCAGGTATTCCTATCGATGATGGGTGTTAAAGATCTATAGCTATTAAGTGGTTGTTGTCACACTTCTATAGACCTCTTGTCTCTCCTACCAATTTGGTGAGTTTATTAATAGTTAGTTTCACACGTCTGCTACTTACCACAAGCACTCAAACAACCACACGTTGCGGCTCATGGCTAACTAAAAGGATCTCAACCCTTCTAGTCCAGTCTCATAAACTATACTCTTTAATCGCAAGGGTTCTTATCGACCCCAAGCGACTCCTTAACAAACTCTGGTTAACTGCAGTGAGATTATACTCTATCGCAGTTAATATTCAAAATTCTCACCTTCAGCCATTATTTCATCAATTTCAGTTTCACAATCATCACATATTTCTTTGTTCTTATTATAAAACTCATTACATATCTCACATAGATGATATTTATTTAATATATTTTTCATAATACTACCTATATGTTCCATTTAGGCCACCTTCGTGCTCTTACAAATCTATAGGCAGCAATTAATATATAATATTTAATAGCTATTGTTATGGCTGTTTCTACTAACCAAAATAAATCATAAATCCAAATATCCATGTTACCTCCTAAGTTTATGTGGGCTACCTAAGCAACCCACGTTCCTTTAAACGTTTCTCAAGCTTCTTCTTTCTCTCAATATTTCTAGCTTTAATCTTTTTTACCTGATTAGCAGTCCTACCATTCAGTTTTAGAGATTTATTAAGTTCAGCTTTAATACGTTTACGTTCTTTTGCTTGTTTATTTGGCATAATTACTCCTTGTTGGTTAATTACCATTATTGGAGTATTTATTACAAGTTGAGATTACACTTGATACGCTGACACTTTCGAGGTATTATTTATTCTCCTCTTATCCACTCCCTTTGACAGAAGTACATCAGCAAGCTCAATAGTTATAGACTATCACTCTTAACGTTACAGTTGTTTCAGCAACTACTCACCTCAATTAAGTCACAATGACATCCCAGGCTGCAGACCCAAGACTGACGCTTTCATCACAAAACCTTCAAGTTGTTGACCAACTATCCAGCCCCTTATTCACAAAAGTGTAAGGGATTAGAGCCCTATGCTCTGTAACGCCACAAGAACTTTGTCGTTTTTATATTCTATTTTATATATTATTTAACGATTAAGTTAGTTTTAGGCAATCCAAGTCCAGTGCTCGTGGATAAAGCTCACTATCTTACGACAGTGAATACTCTACTAGACTCTTCCAATGTATTTAGGATACATCAAATCTCTATACGCACATATCTTATATCACTACAAGATTAGCATATCTTCATAATACCCAGCTTAACACCCTACATGCTCAGCTTAAGTACCTTACAAGTTTATTTATTGCCTGTCACCAGACTCACTCGCTTACCATCGCAAAGACTACCATTCTCTCAGGGATTACCCCATTGAGATCAGCAGCAATACTTGCTTGCTTCCGTTGGACCATTACTGGCGCTATTAACTTTATATATGTTACCATATACTATCCTCAAAGACCCGAAGCGGCCTATTATTCGTTGTTCATAAATTCTTAAGCGGGGAGGGGATTTGAACCCCTGACCTCTGGATATTTCTTCCAGTGAGCTATATAAGATAGCTTATCCTATTCCTGGCTGCTCCACCCCGCGATACTAATAGTTGTTATCGTTCAATCAACTAAAAGTCTCCTATTCGTCAATAGAAAATTTAGAGAAGCTTTTGGGATCATGGGTTATAATTCGCATTATACCTTACCTGGATACACTTCTCTGTTAGTGGACATGGTGAGAATCGAACTCACGTTCTACTACCAGCTCCTTGAAGCCTTAAGCAGTCGAATACCATATCATGCCCTATATTCTTAGGTTTTAGAGATAACCTTAAATCTTGCCCCACGTATCTTCTTTACTCTTCTCCGCTCCACATAACTATCCTTATCTACCATCATTCTACATTGAGTATCTAGTATATCCCTCATAGCAGCTAAGAAAGCCTGCATTTGGTTATCTAGACTGTCTTCACAGACAATATCATTGGGTATTACATTATTTATAGACATAGTGTCTCCTTATTGGTTAGAGTTACAAGTTATAATTTATGACGAGAGCAGGATTCAAACCTACATTGCAGGCATTTCAGCTCTGAGTATTATTTCAAAGTCTTAAAGACATAGTAAGTACTTGCTTTTAATTATGCTGTTGACCATTTAATCCTGTGTCAGCAAGATGTCAACCTTACTACTGACATAGTGTTTTACATAACACTTCACTTTCCTTACATTTATACTACCTCGAAGAATAATTTGTGCATTTTTGGTAGGAACGCACAAACCTTATTATACATCATATCAAGTATCCCGTGACAGGACATAGAACCTCAATACTATTATAACATATGGACTTACATGATGTTGGTAGCTCTAATACCATCCACGACTTTCATAGCCTGACTGTTTAGTTTAAGTGTCAGTCACACCTAGTAATGTTATTCGCTCATAATCAGTGAACTACAACTTAATATTATATATGTGTAACATTACGGCAAATTTCACACATATAACACATCCATTGCATCTATCATAGCTTAATTATGATAACACGTATCTATTTGGTCTTACTAGTATTTATCCTGCATATATTAAGCATACACAGCAATTCTTTATGGGACTGTTTGGTATAAGTGGGTATATATATATCAC